CCAAGTTGACAGCTCTGACCGTGCCTGCTGCATCTTTAATTCCGTCTGTGATACCGTAGCCGGCAAGCGTTGTAGCTTTATTAGCTTTGTTTGCAAGAACCGTGTCTGCAAGTTTTTCGGCGGTGATTGCGTTATTTGCAATTTTGTTAGAAGTTATAGCGTTGTCTGCAAGTTTTTCGGTGGTTATATTTCCGTCAGGAATAACAGCAGTCCCTTCTGGTGTAAGCGTAACCACCTTACGCAAAGCCTCCACTAACGCACTAAACTGTTCACTTGCTTCAATCTCGTGTCCGTTGGTCGCAGAACTAATGGTAAGATTGATACCACCAACTTTTAATACCTTACTATCGGAAACAATATTTAGTTCACCATAAGCAATGCCCGAACACATCGTCATTGATGATTTAATTTCAAACTCCACAATGCCTTGCTTTGCGTCAATAATCGTAGCGTCAACAATCTCTTCAGAACCACGAGGCAAAGTAGCGGTATAAGTGATTGACACTCCTGTCAAATCAATTGAACCATTATCGTCAATAATCTTAAGGCGAGGATACTTGACACCACCCTCGCCCTGAACCACAGTAAAAAACTTGTTGTTGTCTTTCCAAGCGTGTACTGTATATATTTTATTGTAGGTTTTCATTATTCTCCTCCTTATCACTTCGTTAATATGTACATTGTATTTTCGTAAATAGAAATATTACTTGTACACAATAACGAATAATTTGGCTTTAAAACCCTCCTTTTAAAACTCTTCAAATTCGCTGTCATTCCATTCTGTTGCTGTCTTGTTCTCAGTACCTATATATACATAGCGTTTACCATTGTATTTGTAGTAGGCATTAGGAATAAGCATAACACCTTCGGTAAATTCAAATGGGTTATCAGCAACACCAACAGGGTTCTCTTGTTTAACATATGTCTGCTTGACGAGTGTTTCACCGACATAATCCTCAACCCAATTATATCCGAGTTTGTCCGACTGTGTGGTTTTCTGTGATAAACTGCCGAGTTTTTCAATTTTAACAGCCGTAGTATGGTCAGCTACAATCTTATCAATTAACGCATTATAATCACTCATTGTATACCTCCTCAATCTTGGATAGTACCTTTTGTGCAGTGCCTTCTTTGGCAATGATATCTGCCATATCTGACACACACTCATCAGGTAGGTTCTCAGGCTTTGCAATTCGCCATTCGCTGAATGTATATAATGTTTTACCATTGTCATCCGTAGATGTTGAGATATTAACGGGTATATAAATCACATTACCATCACGATGAGGGATAGGCGAATCATATGATGTTCTTTCGCTGATTTCATAATTATTATACATTTTACGCCTCCGTATCCGCTAAAACATAAGCCTTTTCGCTATCGCTCCATTGCACATAAGCTGAAGTCGAAAGTTGACAGAACGGACGAACCGAACTGTATATGTAATTGGCGCTGCCGCCGCCCAAACCTCCAGAGGAGTTGAAATAACGCACTTGTGAAGCAGATGAAATTCCACCAATTGTTCGACTCCAATAATTGTTTTCAAATTTTTTGTTGTTCTCGCCAACATCCTTAACCCATTCGTATACATGGTCATCTTCAAGCGGAGACACAACTTCACCACCCATTGCATAAGACGAGCAAAGAAAGAAATAGTCGGTCATTGTTTCAGAACCACCACCGTCATTTGTGTCGAGAATACATTTAACAGATTTTGGAACAATGATTGATTTTTCATAGTCTGTAATTTCATACATAAAGCCATTCTGTGATTTATATGGCGGAGCAGTATCGTAATCGTGGCTCGCTGTCCACCACTCATTTTCTGGTTTGTTACTGTTAAGCCATTGTCTGATATTAGATAAATAATATCTGTTGTTACCACGCGATTTTCTTTCATTTATGGGATTTGGATTGTCTGACGCATTTTCGGGCTGGTCGAATATCATTCTTCCAGCAGGTGATGCCACTGAGCCTATCGTAATAAATCCCTTTTCTTTGTCGAGCATATCAAAAATTGTCCATTTGATTTTTATGCCATTATATGTGCCAAAAACAATAGTATCGCCAGCTTTAAGACTGCCAAGTAATACTTGCCCTGTTCTGTCTTTATAATCCACTTTAGCAATGCTTTTTGTTTTTTCCGTTTGATATTGCTTTTCAGCGTTATACGGAAAGATTCTATAATAGTATGTTCTTCCGACTTCAACGGTTGTATCTGTGTAAGTTGTACCTGTGCCGTTAAATACAGTTTCACCGTCAAGTACATTCGTTGGAGTGATGTTTTCCTTTTTTATGATTCTATATCCGCTTGCCTCTGTGTCCTGCCATTTCAGCTGTATAGAGGGAGTTTCATACAATGCATCGGCTACCAATACCGTTTGTGGAGGAAGTGTAGAAGTGGGAGTGACACCATTGGGAATAGCCTTAATTCTGTCGGCATAAGCATTAAAACTGTCAGATGGCTCAACAGTTCCACCCTTGTATTCAATAGCAGTTTTAATATTTTGCTTTGTTGTTGTCATATATTCTTTTAATTCTGCATCCACATCAATCACCTCACCTGCAACAGCACTAATTGTTCCGTCATTTGTAATTGTTATATTTTCGCCTGCGGTTAATTTATCTTGCTTTTTGGCAAGTTCGGGTTTAAGACTTTCGGTAACTTCGGCAGTAAATTCCGATTTATCTTCGGCAGTAAAATAATCAGTGCCTTTAACTGGGGTTTTGCCGTCAGTACCGTTCTTTCCGTCAGCACCATTCTGACCTTTTTCACCTTGAATGCCCTGTATTCCCTGTTCGCCTTTCATTCCGTCAGTACCTTTAAGAGATTTTAACCAATCTTCTTCAGTACCGATAAAACCACCATTTTTTGCGATTTCATAAGCTGATAAACCATTTTGCCCATTTGTACCGTCAAGACCGTCTTTACCTACGATTTTGCCAAGATTTGTTGAATCTCCATTCGAGTATGTAATTACAAGCTCTCCACTTGTATTAACTTCGGATTTTGCAACACCTACACCATCGTTTCCGTTCACGCCGTTTGTGCCTTGTGACGGTTTATTTGTATCTGTTTCGCCAATGAACCAATTGCCGTTATCACCAATATGCGGAGTAATTCCGTCAGCACCCGAAACACCATCTTGTCCTTTTAGTTCACCATTGTTGAATTTCTGTTGGAAAGTTTCGCCATCTGTAAACGGAATATCATCGGCAGTATAGGTTTGCTTGATGTTCAAATCTTCAAGTGACTTATCTCCGTTAAGTTCAACACCATTGATAGAAGGTTTGTTGCTCAAATGTGCATAATCACTACCAAGCTCTTTAAGTGTTCGCCAAATAGTGTTACCATCACTGTCTATAGACAATACCTGTCCGGCAACACCGTCTATAGTCGGTTTTGAGATAAAGTTTTCTAAGACATTAAAATCATCAGTGCTTTCAACCTTTGTGTCATCTGGAGCAAAAGAAACCTTAAAATTAACGCCTGAAAATCTTACATTACCTTCAGGAAACTGTAATTCTACAATACCTTTTAGTACACCTTCAGCCGTTGTCATCTGTAAATACAAAGGCAAATAAATCAAACCTTTATCTTTATCTACTCTGCACTTAACACCTACTTTGTATTCATCTGGTTTTAATCCATAATAGGTGGCAAGCGTACATTCTGAAAGGTCGATATCAGCACCGTGATTTTTAATCTCAATCTCAAACTCAGTCACACCGTGTTCTCTTTGTGTGATTGGTTCAAGAATCTTGTTAATATAAGCACAGTCAACGCTTAAATGTCTAATAATCATATAATCACCACCTATTATTCTGTAAAATTAAATGTTGTATTTCTAACACTTGTTTGTGAAATCGTATTGAAACAATCAATAAATCTCTTCTTGAGAGGTTTGGCAGAATAGTTTGTATTAAATGTCAAACTAAAATCTGATACATCATCATAATTTATATGGATTGAAAGCAAAATAGGGTACTGCCAATCACCGTCTTTTACTTCAAGAGATAGTGCTGTTCCAAGTGTTAAATCTGCAATGTTATCCTTCATTTCGGGAATCGTTAATATGTTAGCTGATTCAATCTCAAATTCATAACACTGTTTGCTGAGATAATTGTCGTGGTCGGATTTAGCTTGAACCCTTACTTCTTGCAATGTTGTTATAATATCATTAGCGGAATAGGTATCACTAAATACAACATTGTCATTTGTCCAATCTCCTTCAGTAATATAATTTTGAAGTTCTAAAATTTCAGCAGGGGAGAGGATTGTTGCAATACCGTCTTTGTTTGCCTGAACTGCTGTTTTGTAATTCAGTGTAAACTTTTTAGCTATTGTTTGCATCTTGTTATAATATGTGTTGTATTTGGCTACTGCGTTATCATAATCATTTTTTGTATTCCAATATGTCTCTGCTGCCGAATACAATTTTGTATATAAAGATTTGGAGTAATAGCATTCGTAATTTTTATAATCGTATGGCACTACTTCCATTCCACTCGGAATACGCACATGGTCATTCACAAGAACTTGATAAGCATAACGCAACTCTCCACTTGAAGCATTAGGGATTGGAGTATCGCTAAATCCATATTTGTCTATTAGTTGTGTATTAATTGTATCTGCAACTGTTAAGTACGTTGTTAAAGCTTTTGATACTTTAGAAACTTGTTCTGCTTTCTTTTTATTGTACTTAATCAACAATTCCCCTGTATTAGCATATTCTACAGATTGTTTTTCGATGCTCGTCTGCCATATCGTAAGAGCTTCTTTTAGGGTTCTGTTTTTAGTGTTATCAGCCACATAATCTAATTGATTTTCAATACTACTAAAATTGTATAATATATTATTTCCCGTAGGGTTGATTAACCCTAATCCGTATTGATCGTTAGATGTATGTACTCTTAATGCAGTAATACACCTATCATCAGTTGTGTGAATCTTCGTATTTTTGATTGCATTTTGCCATGTTAATATCGTCTTAGAATGAGTGCCTAAATATTTTTTACCAGTATCATAATACCGTCGCTCTTCTGTCTCTATATTTCCATCTATTATATTAATTGTCATATTTTCTGAATCAAAAATGAAATAGCATTGGTACGATGAAGCGATATCATTATTTAGAAAAGTATAAACATTTGCATTATCAACATCGTCAAGTGTTCTATACCTAACACACACTGCTTGAGCAATGTATCCTATTTTCCATTGTGGAAGATAGTCAAGTATTTGATTTAGTAATCCCCGGACAGACCTTTGTTTGTGTCTTGTATTACTATAACAATCGTAATACCAATCATTACTGGTAACAAGATCGTTAATACGATCAGGTACAAATAGTGGTAATGTACTGTTTGACAAAGAAAACGCTCTTTTTGATAAAGTTATCTCATAAGACTGAGCTGTTACTTTTAACACGGCATTACTTCCATTATCGTTGATTTCTTCCGTATTAGTAATAACCCACCATACATTTCGTATGCCATAGTTTTTGTTTTTATTTGTTTCAAAGTGTGTACACAGTCTTTCTCTCGAAAAAATTTGCACCCAAGAGGAATTGGGAATATATGTATAATAAGTGTGGTTACTATATGTCGCTCGGCTACATACAAGACTTATTCGGATATATCCTTCATCAATAGTATCAGTATTGTCTTCAATGTTACCATTGTCATCCTTTACTGTAAAATCTACATATCTTCGATATGGCTTTTTCGATGTATCATAATAGTAATTATCATCAGATTTAAGCCAACTATCTGCGTTAGCTTCCTTATAGTAATGAATTTTGAATGAATACTGTAAAGTGTCACCGCTAAAACAATCTGTCGCAATGATATCCCCTTTATGCACAGGTATAAAACTTTTACAAGCCAAATACTGGTAGGCGTACCATCCTTGCTGATACAAGTCTAAGTTTTCTGAATAATCTTTAAATACCCCATCATCAATCATGCCACCCCACACCCACTCATAACCGTATGTAGTGCCAATGTCAAAAAGCATAGTTTCATTTTTAATACTGAAATTGCTAATTGCTGTATTGACATCAAATGACAAATCATACTCTTTTCGTGTACCTGCTCCTTTGAAATCATACAGATTACCTGAATAACAACTTTCACCTGTAAACTTAAAATACTCAGTTGAATCGTTGAGATACAAAAGCATATCGGGCTTTAGATTATCATAATTAGGATTATCCATCCAACTGTTGGTACGAGTGTCATAAACTTTTTTAGGCACTTCAAAACTCATTTCCGAAGCCGCTCCGAAATTATAATCAGCAGTCCAATTGTGTATATTTTTGACATAGCCAAGCGAGGTCTTTTTATTCTGTCTATACAACACCATATCGGGAGTCTCTTGTGCGTAATTTCGTGTTTGCATTTAGATACCACCCAACCTGTGCATTGTAGTATACTTTAAAACTAAGCTTTTATCGGAGTCGAAAACCTCGTAAGCATAGTTATGTTCAGCGTCAATTCTATCTGCGGATTTAATATATAGATAAATCCGATTTCGACCATTGCCAAGCCAAAATAAAGATACATAATCGAGATTATCTCTAATAACTCCGTTGTATTGAACAAACGGGGGAGTGAGTGAATGAAAAGGTCTTGTATTAGGTGGTTTTTTCATTGTCACCATTCCATATTTAGTATCCAGTTCATATACGGCATCTTTATTTGGATGATAATTCACACTCGCATCAAAAACGAACATAGACTTATTAAGTTTATTTCCAACATACACTCTATAATTAGATAATGTGTAATCTATTTGATGTTCTGTCCAGTTGTGTCCGATCTTTAAATCAATAATAGGACAAATTTTGTTATTGATAGGTTGTCCTTCAATATCAATTGTAGTTTCAAAAGATAATGTTTGCCCTGTATTTGACGGTTTAGTTGCAACACCCTTAAACTCAATTTCGTTGTCCTGATACCAAAATCCACTATCATTTTGTACCTTACAACGCAAACCTCTATAGCCTCGCGCATCAGTAATATCACTGTCAGGAATAAATAATGCGTTGAGGTAATAGTCGGATGTTTCATTTTGCAAATAAAGTCGTTTCCAACCGTCTTGTCCGAATAACCAATTTTTAATTTCAATCATTATTTCGGCTGGAATATTATCTTCTGGACTAATAATTTCAACTGAAAATTCAAGTGGATGTTCAGCATAATTAAGATTGTATAAAAGCTGTTGTGCATTATGGGGGAGAGTCACAGTAGTGGGTTCATATTCGCCTCCGCTTGCGAACTCATTACTATCGTCACTTATAAAAGCTAAAATTAAATTATAATCACCTGAGTATATATCATTATAGGTAAAATAACAATCTCTATACAACCAAAACACCTCCTTAATAAAAACATAGATAAATATATAATCTTACTTGTAAAAATAAAAATATTATGGTAAAATAAAACAAAAGGGAGTGAAGAATAATGAATGCAAATAACACTAAAAACAATAGTGGAAAATTGATTACCATTGGCATTATAGTGGGCGTAATACTGTTACTTTCATTAATTGGCTCAAATTGTTCATCAACTTGTATTGAAGATGGATGTGACCGACCAAGGGCTAATAACAGTTATTGGTGTACTTATCATGAATCAATACATTATTTAGCTCACGAAATGGAACAATCTAAGTAATAAAAAAGAGAAGATGAAATTTCATCTTCTCTTACAATATTTTACTATTTAGTTTTAAAATAATTAATCTACTGGCGGGTCATATCGCTTGCATAACTTAGGGTAAACTTCCAACATAAATGTGTTAAATAATTCAAATAGATGCTCTATTGGTTCATAATACGCATCAACCTTTTCTTTAATATCATGAAAACTTGAATTTATACCCTTATTATTTCGTAATCCAGCCATAAGTGTAGGAAATGTTACTAACCATCTGCGATTATCTTCATACTCACGCCATACTGTAATGATTTGCTTATATGTAAATTGCTGCAAGTGCATACTTAAAGTACGCCTTATTACAATGCTAAAAAAATCCGCCGTGTCGTAATAGGCACGAAAAATATGCCCCAATGCTTTATCTAAATTATCTTCAATGTTTGCATCGGTACTGTTTTTACCAGAAATGCCGTCATAATAATCTTTATAAGCTCTCGTGATATGATCCAATGAATCTTTTTGCTCTTTAATAGGTTGAACAAATGTACATAACTCATTATCATACTCTTCAGACAATATACATAACTCTTTTTGCTTATTATATACATAATTATACTTTTCCCAAAAAGTATAAAATATATTTTGATAATCAGTCATAATCTACCCCTACTTATGGAAACACAATTTCATCAGCTTCTGCTTTGACATTGTTTTCATTTTTGATGTATCCCTGATTCATACGGACAGAACCACGAATTCTGTTATTGCATACATCTGTGTCTAGCTCATACTTGTATGATTTTTCTTGAGATGAATGTGTTTCATATTTGATTTGCTTTTGTTTTTTGATAGCAGATATTAACTGTCCTAACGAATGCAATACAGCTAAAAGTCCAACAATTCCAGATAAGATTAAAAAGAAATATTCCATAATATGCCTCCGTGTATTAATTGATAGTAGCTAGACTACAAAACTGTAACACACCTACGACTATCACACTTGCCAATGATATAATATTTATCCACATAGCTATATTTTGATTAAAATAACGATACCATCCGTCACTAAATACAGCCATAGTATATAATGCTAACAGGATGGTCATCATACCTAATAAATATATCCTTAAACCTTTACCACCTTTAGCTCCATCGACTAAAAGTATTTCTACTAGTAGCAATGTAGCAATGTTAAAAATAGAGAAAAATATATCTTTATCTGAAAATATGGATACAAAACTAATTTCTTCTGCATGACCATGCAACACCAAATTCATTGTTTTAAATAGTATGGGAATAGAACTAACCAATATACCAATAAACCAAATGGAAATATTTTTTTCAAAAGTTCTTAATTGTTTTCGTCTTATGTTGTTATTATGTATAGAAAATATTTCAATCCGTTCCATATCTTAGTACCTGTGTCTATGTTTTTAAATGTAACTATTAATAGTCTATTGCAAAACCACACACTTGTCAAGTGAAAATTAACTGTTTTGATAACAATTTTGTTAAAACCTTGCTCAAATTACTATTTTGTAACTATATAGATAATAATGATAACAATACTGTGAACGAATATATAGATATATGACAATGTTGTCAAACCGAGGAGCTGCATATCATTCTTCGGTTTGACAAAAACTATTACAAGTGCCTATTATTAACAGTATAAGACATAAGTTTTTTGATAGTGTTATTCATAATTTTCTCAGACTCCTTGTGCAGTGCATTCACAGTAGCCTGAGTAGCATCACCTTGCACATTGATGTTGATAGCAGGGAAAACAACAGTTGATTTATTGTTCACAACATTCGGTGTTATTTCAGAACCGAACTTTTGTGCAAAATAATCCGTTGGAGCTGATGCAAATTCAAACAATTCATTTGTCATTGCTTTGCTAAATACAGGGTTGCCTTGTGGTAAGATTGTATATCTGCCATTGCCAAGAGATGTAGGAATAAGTTCTGAACCGATGCCCTCTTCATCAACAATAGACAAACCGCCTTTGGCTGATTTTGTACCAGAAGCATACGCTTTTATTTTAGACCATAAAGAACCTGCCGGTAGCGCTCTTCCGCCATACCAGTCTTTACTGATCCGACTTATGAAATATGTTTCAGCATCCTCTTTGTTCGTTAGGTTGGTTTTATACACTTTACCGTTATAGGTAATTTTATACCCATGACCTGTTATACTCGATGGTTGTACTTTAACTGAATTAATCTTTGCTTGAGTAGTCTGTGCAGAATTACCCAACTCGTCAATTTTTTGCTTCAAACTATCAATTCGAGAAGTGTAGTTGTCAATCTTTCCTGTCACATTATTAATAGCAGAGTCTACATCGTAGATACGAGATTGTAGAGTATTCATTAAATCCATAACATTGAGCTGTGCAGTACCATATTCAGAAAGAGCACTTTGAGCCGACTGCCACATATGGTTAAACTCAGCCTCTGTGGTTGTAGTGTAATTTTGACAATACCACAACAGGTTGTTATACAATGTACCATTGTCATTGTCAATCATATCACATGCAGCTTTGTGTAACAACACCTCGTTGTTTAAGAAATCCTGAATAGTTTGGATTTCATTATCATAATGCTTATCTGTCTCTGCTTTCAGTTTATCCAAAGCCTCTTTGCGAGTATCATACTGATAGTCTGATAAATAATCATATAACTCTTCTCTGGACTCAACCAAATCATCAACATTTTCTTTGTGAGCCTTTTTGCCTGCGGAACTATCGTCCAGTCCAGTAATAGCAGCAGACAATGCGTTTGAAGCAACAGCGTTTTCTTTCTCTTTGAGTTGCTTGTTGAAATCAGCTTCTTCTTTTTCTTTGTCAAGAAGTTCCTGTTTCTTCTCAATAAGCTCATCAATTTTATCTTTGCGTTCTTGTAACGCATCTATTTCGTTCTGCTTGGTTTGCTTAATGTATTTTTCTGTCCAATCGACTAAATCTTCAATTGCAGATAAAGCGTCTTCATAACCATTCTTACTGTCTTCTAATGCCTGCTTTTTGTCTTCTAAAGCCTCTTTAGTTTTTTCTAAAGCCTTTTCCTCGTTTTCAAGTGCCTCTTTATGCTTTTCTGTAGCGGATGTTACTTCATCAGTAGTAGTTGATAAATCACTTAGTGAAGACTCGTAGTAGTCTATTAAAGCCGCCTTTTTACGCCAAGCACTTTCTGCTGTAATTACAGCTTGTCGATATAGGTTGCCTGTGCCTTGCTCTGCATCTTTTGCCGCTGCTGTTGCGTAAGCTTCTTGCCACTTAGCATCTGCTAAATTTAATGCCGACTCAGTTGCGCCCTGTTGATTTTTCTTTAAATACTCAAGCACTTGGGTTTCGTTTTCTAACTGGTTTACTTCGTCCAAAGACGCTTGCAAATAAGAAACCTTAAGCTTTTCCAACTGAGCCTTTGCCAGCTCTCTGAACTTATTAGAAGTTAAATCTAATTCGCCTTGCTCATTGATAAGCATATCAATGTACGAACTATCTAATGACAATAAAGATTGAAGTGTAGAAAAGGAGAGTGTTCCGTTTTCGCTATACTCAGAAATAGCCGACTTAACGGTATTGAAAGCTGAAAAAGTTGACTCTAAGGATTTATTAGCATCTTCGGTTGAAATCTTGAATGAGAACTCATTCGATGCTTCTGCTTTGATTTTCTCTACTAATTTTTGAACATCTTTTAAATTGTTTAACGCAACATCGCTGTTGTATATCTGTTTAATGGTACTAAAATCAAGTGTAGATAAATATTCATTAACATCTTTACTTGACTGGATTTGCTCTTCAGTGTCTCTTTTAATATTTGTGCCTGGAATAAACGCACCTTTTGAATTGCCAACTACACGCTTTGTAATATTCGCAATTGCTTTATTGATATCCACATCGTCAGCAATTTCTACATCAGAAAACAACACTTTTACAAAAAGTTCTCTTGTATCGGCGTTCATTCCATCAATGCCCGACAAAGCATTGATAACTTTATTATTAAGATCTTTAAAATCCGAGACATCTATTTTACCGCTTCTAATATCATCTATTTTAGTTTGTACCTCGTTCAGCGTATTGGTTAATTCTGGATTATTAAACGCTTTAACAATACCTGATACAGTTTGCTTAACTGATTCTAAATTGTCTGCTGTGCTCGCTTCAGGATCAATAATCTTACTGTAGAAGTTATCCCATGTAGCACTATTTATATATTGTTCAATAAGAGCTTGACTTTTACTGTCCAATGTGCTAAACTGTTCATCAGTATAGTGAATATATGCATCAAGCACAGGCTTAAAACTATTGTTTACCAAATCGTTAATTTGACGCTTTAAAACGGATTGCTGGTTTTTGACTGCCGATATTATGGTAGATAAGTCTTTTTCGTTTATCTCATTATAAAGATAAGACATACCATACTCTGTACCGCCACCAGTCTTAACAAGATCTTCAACACCGGCACCTTTTAACGCTTTACTTAAAGCAGGAGTCAATTGAGTATCTTTTTTTTCATTAAGATTCCGCACAAATTGGTCGAGTGCTTTAATTTGGGTAATGTAAGTTTCATCATCTGCGCCCCACCTACCTTGATTAGTCCAGATGTTTTCTAACGCTTTGCCAAAACTATCCTGCTCTTTAGACACGATAGTTTCGTAATAAGCATTCTTCTCATCAGTCATTGCCTTATTAAGAGCTTCAACATTATTTTTACACTCTAAGATAGCGTCATTCTGGGCTGAGTAACCTTTTACCAAGCCCGGATACATTTGTGCAATCTCATTAGAAAGTTCAATATATCTCTCATACTGAGTAGAGGTTAAAGAGATATTTTCTCCATAAGAATTAACACCATCAGCTAATTCGTAATATTCATTTTTGATTTTGTTTACAGATGTTGAATGAGATGTATAAGCGTCTTTTTTGTCGTTAATCTCTGTTGTGATTTTTTCAAGGTCTGATAGGTTGTTTTCGGCTCTGTTGGTGTAGTTATCAAGCGCTTCAAAACCAAAAGAAATTGCACTCATTACAGCTTGCACAATAAGCATATTACCAATACCTGCGGCAATATTCTTTAACGAAGAGCCTAATGAAGATAGCTTGCTTTTAATGCCTGAAAAGGTACCAGACATTGATTTAGCATTTTTACTTAAGAGACTCTCTGATTCAGCATAATCTGTGTTGTATTGTATGCCTTTTAATAATTCTTGGTTTAAATCTTTAGTAGCTTCTGCAAATTTTGACTGCTTGAGTATATCTGCTTCATTAGCAGTTACTGCATTTTTTAAAACCTTGTCATCTAAGCTTTCAGCGTAGGTTTTATATTCTTTATATTTGTCAATAGCCTTGTCAATATCTTGCGTTGCTCTGGCTTTGGCAGCCGTAGTAAACCATCCGATGTGTTTACCATTATCACTGTCTAAGTATGTTTGGAGTATCTTTCTCTTAGACACAATATATTAAATAAGAAGGTGTTTTAATGCTTGAAGTAGCAATATGTCCAAAATGTGGAGAAGTTAATTACCCTGCATTGGATAAGAAATGTTATTGTTGTTGGGTTGGTTTTCTTAAAAGACCTCGTAAATTGCTTTTTGAAGTTACAGAACAATTACAGCGAGAGCACTTTGAACGAGATGTTTTGGGAAGCAAAGAGGCTGAATATCTTTTTTGGTATGAAAAATTCCTTAAAGACTGTCCTGAATATGATAATAGTCTATATGAAGAACACTTAAATAACAACAGACGCTGGGATTTAGTGACGAAACAACGACTTAATGAATTATCTTCCAAGCCAACTGTTAAATGTCCATATTGCGGTTCTCTGCGTACTACTAAAATTTCAACAAGTAGCAGAGTAGCTTCATCTCTCACACTCGGCTTAGCAAGCAACAAAATAGGTAAGAACTATCAATGTAATGATTGCAAAGCCACCTTCTAATTAATAATTTGAGCAGTGTTTTATAATACTGCTCTTTTTGTTTGTTTATAAAACTTTTCTTTTATATGATAGTCACTGTTGTCTCAGTGTCGATTTGGACTATACAATTTAAGGTCATTTCATATCGTTGAAACTACCTCAAGAGGCTTATAGTCTCTGAACCTCCGCTTATGCGGCTGGATGCTGATTATGGCTTATTACGGCGGTTAGCTTTTGACATACGCCGAACAATAACTTGTTTCTGACTTTCGTCTCCATATGGCATATTGTTCATCACCATTTCCCAGAACGGCTATCATTCCATTTGCAATTTAACCTCTCATTTAACGACATACATCACCATTTCTTGATTATAGCACGATTACGCTACTTTCTCGAAATAGATAGGCATACTCCTAAAACCCGTCAATTTGGGTTTACCCTTGTCGCTTCCCATTAATCCAGACAAAACGCCAGATATGGAAAGAGTACCAATGTTTGCTCCAATATGAGAGAGCAATTCATTAGCTTGTGTTAAAAATCCTAACAATCCAGAGCCAGTATCAACTACGCCTTTAACAATATCACTTGATACTGTTGTTGTTGATAATTCCTGCCACTGTGCCTGAAATTGTTTTACTTTACCTTCGATACTATCTATGTACTTTTCGTGTTCCTTTAATGCAGAACCCTCCGAGTTCTCAGAAGTATCTAACGAATTAATTGCTGTACCAATGTTTTGAATTACAGCAGAAGCGTAGTTAGACCTATTCTTACCGGCGATAAGCTCAAGTAATGACGCTTTTTTTGTATCAGCCAATTCATCCCATACGAGAGCGATATCTTTAAGAATCGCATAGGTGCTACGGAATGAACCATTGTCCATAATATCCACGCCTGAAGACGAAGAAGTTTTTGTTAAAGCTTTGATTTTGTCTTGAAGCTCAGAAGTTGTTGCGCACATTCCTTCTGTGTCTTCTCCAGCCTTTTTAAGCTCTACCCGCATACCTCTTAATCTCATAGCAAGCACTTTAAGTGCATTACCTGATTCATCTGCACTCTGTGTAACTTCGGTCATTGCGGTCAGCAACGCAATGGTTTCATCAAGGCTATTACCCGCAACAGCCATAGATGCGGCTGAGTTCTTCAAGCCTTCGCCTAAATCACCTGACGAGACAGCGTAATTATTGCTCACCTCATTAAGTTTATCGACAATGCTTTGTGCCGATGAAGCTTCCATATTAAAAGCTTTTAATATGGAAATAATGTCACTACTTGCTTCACCAACACCATCCAAATCGTCACCGACATTAGCATATATGGTTGCTACCTCTGCCAATTGCGTTGAGTCAGGTATATCATAACCCATACGAGCAAAATCAGCGGTACTTGTAACAAAGTCACTAATAGTAGTACCCAGCTCTTTTGCTTTGCCAGTTGCCGTAGTTAAATATTTGTCATATGTCGAGTCGGTGCTGTCTGTAACTTTCTTAAGCTCAACCATAGCAGTGTCTAACTCGGTCACAATGTGTATCATGTCTTGAACAGTAGCAATAGCTTTATTCATAGACGAAGTGATAAAATTCCACGAACCATATTTAAGATAGTTCTTTGCAAGTGTGCGTAGAGCGGTTGAGCCCATCAATCCATCAGACTCGGCAGAAGTCTTAATATTTGCTAACTGCGACTGGAACGATTTAAGCTGTTGGTCACTGACTTTTGCAGCATCTGATGTTTGATTTAAAATGGTTTCAATTTGTCCAGCATATTTTTGGGCAGCTTTAGGATTGCTACTCGCAAATTTCATAACCTGCAAACGCAGTGTTTCTACTGCTTTGGTACTTGCGATTGTGCTTTTATTTGCGGTTTTTAAACTCTGACTCCATTTGGTTTCAAATTTATGTAAAGCAGCATTATTTCCAAGCTTGCCAGTTACTTGATTTGTAGCGGTTATTTCTTCGTTAAGTAATTGAAATTTTTGGAGATAGTCACTAAGTTCGTTTTTTAGATTGTCAGGAATATTGTGTCCGTTAAGTAAAGATGTTGTTTGCTGACGCAAAGCTCGCATATTAGCCAAATATTTATCCAACTGACTATTATTAACAACCTCGCCTGAGTTATTTAAAATATCATAGTGATATCCTTGCGCTTTGCCAGTTGCGTTGGCAGTATTGAGCTTTTCTTTAATATTGTTAATCCTACTTTGAAACTTGTCTATAAAAGAATCTTCTGCACCATTCCATACACCATTTTCAAGTAGTTTTTCACATTCTTGGCGTATATCTTCCAAGTCTGCTTTTGCTTCTTGTAATTGTCCTTCGGGAATAAACGCTACATTTTTACTGCGGTTTTGAATGTCATCATATACTGTATCAATATCACTACGAATCTTTTCTATTTCAGAACGGTTGTTGTTTACAGTATTAGAGATAGAGGTTGATAACGCTTGTGCCTCTGTCGCAAAAGACGAAAGAAGTTCTTTTGGTACATCTTCTCCATTATTCCACATATCGCCAATAATATCTTTTTTAGATATGAGGGTTGTAAGTTGAGACCACGCAGTACGATATTCAGACACAGTTAGCAAGTTTTTGCTTTGCTCTTGTGTTAATTGATTAGTCGTTTGTGATACAAGAGCTTCTGCGTCTTGAAACTCCCTTAAGGCAGCGGTGCTTTCTGTAATAACAGCTAATTGACTTTGTAACTCGGAAGCGGATATTTCATTTGTGCGACCAGTAGGAGATACTACACGACTCCCTGTATTAATAAGCTCCTGTAATTCTGCTTTAGTTTTGTCTATAGACTCAGCACTAATTACACTATTTGAATTATGACTCTCAAGGATGGCATATAAGGACTGGGCAGTTTGAATAATATTATTAATTTCATTAACACTCTGTCTGCCTTCTGTATTGATTGCAGTTACATCTTGCGATAATTTTACAACCTTTTGGCTCAAATTGTCTAAATCAGCGACAGGAACTTCCAACCCTTGAGATAATGACTGTTCTAACTGTCTTCCTTCAGAAGCCAAACTTCTTGATACCGTAAGAAATTTCTCAATATCTTGTGTATTTAAAAACTGATATCCTTGTTTTTGAAGGTTTAAACCGCCAATAATGCTTTGGATTCTGCTCTGAATCTGAGCTAACTCTTTTGCGGTTTGTTGATAACTTGTCACATCGGTCGTCGTCCGATTACTATTGTTATTCTTGTTATATTGACTACGAGATGCTTTGATTGTATTTCCAGTAACACCAACCGAAATACTACCAATTGCTTTTTCAATGTCTTTCTTCAAAGACTTCATCGCGTTACTACAGTCAAACTTTTTGATTGTAACTACTGGAATTTTTGGAGGGTTTTGAAGAGATTTTTCAAATAGCGTCTGAACGCTCTTTTTTAATTGGTCTTTGGTTTGTTTGCTCTGATCGGCTTCTATATTATATATTTTAATACCGTCAATAGCTTTAGTTAATTCTCCAACACTCTTTTTGAAAATTTTTTTGTCTTCATTTCTTGTTCCAGCTATCACTTGGACGGAAATACCAAAAATATCGTTTTCATTTGCCACACATACCACCACCTTATTTCAACTTTGCTATAATTTTTCTTGTAATACTTTTTTTAAAGTCTGAATTGTTTAGTTCTGCTCTCGTTGACGCTATAGGATTACGAACCCCCATAAAAGCATATTTTTTGGTATCATATCCGATAGCTCTCCATAAGTCAGAGGTGTAACTATATCTCTTTCTGGTATATCCATTCCGACTATATCCTGCTATCCAACGAATCAATGCGTCCGATGTAGTGGTTGGCACTTGATGAGTAACAACTGAGCGGTTTGGTGTTGCTACAGAAGTTATGATAATCTTATTGCTCTCTTGGGACACATCTTGAATTTGGGAGCTGCTTCCTAAGCCATTCACACTACGCCTTACATAAGTTGTAGGAGTATATGTATCATAAATATCTGCTTTGATATTTTTTCTCAATTTGCCTTTAATATCTTGAGCAATATCGGTTTTTAAGACCTGAGAAGCCGCCTTGTTAATTGCTTTGACAAATGTGTCATACGAATTGAAAGTCTTGATACCACCAGCCCCTTATTTAGCAGAAGGGAAGAGGGGAAGTGGACTGTTGCTTGGCTTATCTTCTTCCTCTTTGATAATGTGGTTTACCATATCCATCATCTTATTGAGGTCTACCTTATCGCCAATAGACGATATGTTTTCAGTTAATGCTTTAAACTGATTCATAATTAATGCAGTTTCATAGGTCTTTTCGGAGATTTCCTTTTTCTGCATATATTCAATTCTCTTCTGAATACCTTCATATATTAACGCCAATTCTTTTTGATTGATTTTACTTTTAACAAACTCTGCAACACCTGTTTCTGTTACAAAAGAATACATTTTTTCAAAAACAGTAGGAATTGCAAAATTTGCATACTCTCTAAGAATCTGCATGTCAATCAATGTAGATGTGATTTCGGGAAGGTATCTATTTTCTGATATATCAAATACAGTTTCCGCTACTGTACTACAGATATTTGAAAGGCGTACTGCTCCGATACTATGTTTAATTCTTAAAGAGATGTGTTCTATTTCGTCAGGCTTTTTATCATCTGTTGTTACTGAATGAAATACATAATCATAAAACTTTGGCTCATTTTTTTCTGCGTAATAAATTTTTCCAAAAGTCATTACTGGAATTTCTTTATAATCCTTTTTTTTATTTGTGCTTTTTTTCATATATAAAAATCCTTTCATTCCTTGTGCTGTATATTAATATTATGTACAGCGTAATCTCCGATACAGATAGCATCTGAAATGTTATCGTTATCGGTATCAATGTCATATTTATTCTTTACATACTGCAATGATAGTATTTTACTTTGCTTTTTCGCTTTGTTATCGTTAGAAATAGTTGCAGTAATTTTTGCTTTAATTTCTTTACTTGTTCTGCCTCTTGCGTTACAATAATTTTGCCACACAGAGGGTGATATGAGTTGATATAAATAATGCTTTTTTTCACAGAGGTTAATTAATACGCCTTGTAATTGTGCCAAATTTTTAAATACTGATACATTAGCTCTCAAATTAATGTCTTCAAGAAACACAACTGAAATCTTTCTCTTTGTAATAAGTTGACTAATATACTTTTCAATCTCACAAACAGCCTCTGAAAATGTGTATTTACCATTAGGAAAACTAAAACTGCCATAGTCTACAAGCTTTTGCTTTTCGTAGTCATATATCGCCCAACCACCGTTGCGAGCCTGATCAACCGCTAAAATTCGCATTTTATTTGCCTCCTAAAAAGAATAGGGAAGATAAGGGAGAAAATCCCATCTTCCCTATAAGAACATCATTTCTGACTACTATTATCTTCGTCAGCTTTCTTTGTAATTGCTGTTTTTCCTCGCTTTGTGGTCGCTACTCTATTGTCAATAACATTACCCTTAATAAGTACATCCCTTATTTCTGGCATCATGGATTGTGTAGCCTCTTTACTAATCTGTGCAAACTGTTCTTTGAGCTCTTTCGGAGAAGCACCGAGACGCATATCCTGTATAATCGAGTAAATTTGATAGTGTTCTGGCGTATCGGCAACTGCCCTCCATCCACCATATTTAGAACAGTTTACACAAGCTTCATATTCTTTACCACAAATGAGGCACTTTCTGATAGCCATAATTATGCCTCAGCTTCGTCTTCGGGAATAACTACATAGAACTGTTCTTTATCCTTAGAGCAATAGTTAGTCATACCTTCAAATTCGATAGGCTGTGTACCATCTGGTTTAATTTCGAGTGAAAAATTGTTAGAAAGCTTTGCTCTCTCAAATACAATAATTGTATAAATCTTTGTTGATGGATCACAAACATCATGACAAATGCTATCAAGAACAAAAGTACCAGCCTTAGAAAAGTTATCACTTGAGTTGGTAATCTTAACCGCATTCTCCATCTCACACTTATAGATAACAATAAATGTCATAGGAGAACCGTCTTCTCTCTTAACAGGGATCTCATCACCAAGAGTGATAGTTTTACCAGCAATAGTGAAGTTTGTTTTGTTTGTTGCAAGGTCACTCGCTGTAACTGCAAATTTCTCACCAAGACCGCCCTCTGTAGTAAGTGCCCAAATAGCTGTTACAGGACTTGTCGTGAGAGGAGTCCAGTTGAGTGTAATTGTTTTAGCAGTAGGGTTTGCCTCAAGAACATCTACCTTCTTAGTTACAACCTTCTTATCAGCAGTACCAACTTCTTTCTTTGTACCTAACTGGTCAGCAAACACACCAAGATTAATCACAGAGTTAGATGCTGTAAATTTTGAAGTCTTAGTTCTATCAAATGAACCAATTGTTGCACCGGCATTATCTGTAGCATTTACTGCTTCGCCACCGCACTCAAGTGTGCCATCTTTAATCTGATTAGCTGTCCACTCAATATCGCCTGAACTAATGTCCTGCTTTGTAAGACGAGTAACCCTGTCAAGTACAAGATTGTCAATGTTATACATAATAAATCCTCCTTATAAAATAAAAAGCACTCCCTTTGAGTGCTACAAATTGCGCATCCAATTAAGAATGCTTTTATTACTTATTTTCTTTAAATCAACACAGCCACTATAGTACCCAGTCATAATGTTTTCATAGTCATTTATTGCGTTAATACGATCAGCGGCGTCCATTAAAACATAAATAGGTAAACTCCAAACCGTTGAATAGCTATATTTAAAATTTGCGTGATTAGTCAACGCAGAAACAATAGGGAGTAGGGTTGACTGTGCTTTTTGGTGCTCTTTCCGAGCGTATTTTTTGTTATCCCTATCTTCATCTACCATGAACCTTTTGGTGGTTGTGTTTCCACCTTTCTCTTCGTGCTTTTTTAATCTGTGAATTTTTCGTATGTAATTAACTATAATTTCGTAAACAAACCTATCAATAATTAATTGAGTATTAGTATCGATTAGTTTAATATCTTGAGAAGTATTATCTTTAACCAGTACCATTCCTTGTAAATTAATATTCTCTTCAAAAAGCAGTGACAAAATATCACTATCTATGGATTTATAAATTAAAGTAAAAAAATCAAAATCATCTACTTCATCCCACCATAAATCAAAACCATCATATAATTCTGATTTGTAATCAGAAGGTGTTGCACAAATTTTACCTATTTCTGCAAAATATTGTTTCTCACCAATGTCACATATATCATCAAGTGTTGGTTGTTTTAGAGTTAGATGAGTAGAAATTTTAATAGGTTTGCCTCGATATAGTGTCATCTCGTCTATATCTAAAAAATCAATTGCCTTACTTCTCATAATTTGCTTCCTATGCGGTTATGGTCTTGTAAGGTATATTCTAACGCTTGTCCGTAATAATCCTGTATGGGGTTAAATTCGTTAGCCGATACGAGTTCTAATCGCCCAAAACCAATATCTGTCATGCCATTAATTTCTTCATCAATATATCCTGCAAGCAAATCAGTGCGGACGCCCTGCAACATATCCATTAACTGCTCGTGTGCAAATATATAAATCATTAAAGATGTCGTTTTTACAGCCGACGAGTTGACTTGTGTTACCCCCGACTGCATTGTCACAAATACACTTTGTTCCTCTATAGTCTCAGGAACATAAGGAAACAGCTTGATAAACGATTTAGCTGGGCTGTGACTTCCTTTAACTACATCTACGAAACTATCTTCATTATCCGTATCTATACATATTAAATTCACAATATTCTGATTGTTTAAGCAACGCTTTTTAATCAATTGTTTAAGAAGTGTCATACCTGTAAAACTATTATGTTTAACATCTTGCATTACGACCACCCCTTAATCACAAATTCTTTTTCTGTCGATAAATTGTATAATGAAGACATAACCCTTACCTTAACTCTTTTTCCAATAAATGAATATTTAAGCGGAACATAAAGCGTTAAGGTATGATTGTCGGCACTTGGCTTAATTGATACATAATCTTCGCCATTCTCTAAAGAGTATTCGTACCCATTTGAGTTCTGAATAATATCACCTTGCTTATCCACTATACTAAACGATAGTTCACAATCTTCGTCTATATACAAAACCCCGTCATTACATCCCTCAATACGAATAGCATATGGCTGAGAAGTTGGAACATCTATATCGTCTTTGTTTGAGTTGTTAATCAAGGTGTAATAATCAGCAACCATTAATTCAGTATTATCATTGGTAGATCTGTTACATTCTTTTAAACCAAAAGTATATACACCTTTACCGTTATAAAGCCCTGGCAGTCGGTCAGGTTTTGTGATCTGATATGCCAGTATGTTCTGTTGTGCATCAACATCATCAACCAAAAATCTTTGTCCTCTGTATAACTCTTTAGTTTCACTATCCTTAGCTATAATAAGGTTTAAACGGTTGTCACCAACAGTGATTTCTTTAGTTTCTCTTTCCCCAGACGAATTACGGTCATTATTGGTAATAATACAATGTCTTTCGATTATGTCACCATTGTTGTTAATCCATTTGAGTGTGTAGTTGCATTGCTGTATTTTTGCTCTTGTGTATAACTCATCCTGTACATCATGCGATATAATCAACCAATAATTATCTTGCCATTCTACCAAAGAACCTCTTTCAAACTTTTCGTTGGGGAGAGAGAGTAAATTCTTAATATCATCTCCGTTATCGCTCCTCGTAATGACAGCTTCTCTTTCTTCACCGTTTATTGTTACAGTTACATAAGACAAGTTCTTATTTCGTAATAATTCAGTTTGTCGCTGCTGCACACGCTCTATCATTTGCTGTCGTTTAGTTTGAGGCAACGAAACATACTCATTCATATACTCATTCCATAAAGACACAGTTATCACCTTCAATTCTATATTTAAGCTTTTCGCATAGAGTAATCATTTTGAAAATATTTCGTCTCACATCTTCAACGCTACTGACATAAATATTTTGTTCGTAATAGCTTAATATAGCAAGAATACGCATAATCACAGCGTCATACCCTGTGTCTTTAATAAGCATATCAAACCCTTTTAACTCTTTAATAATATCTGAGATATGAGTATCTATAAATTCAGAGTTTTGCTCTTTTAAGGGTAGAATTTTAAATATCTGATTAATTAAACACGATAGATAATGCAAATATATTTGTTTGTTCATATATGTAAATCCGTTAAGTCTCCGTGTTCAAAAGAGTAATTATTTCCTCTGTTTTTGAAACATGTTTCAGCCTCTTTATATGCTGTTCTTACACGGTTTAAAATTTCCGCAGGCGAATACCCACTGTAATCTGTTGTGTTAAGTGTGTTTTCCAAGTTGTCTGCGTTATTTGCATATGGCTTAAACCACTGTGCAACCATACCTTCGGTAATAATGTCTACAATTTCGTCTACATCTTCAGTGCTAAAATTCTCTAAAAATGTTCTTGTTGTATCATCTCTATTGTAAAGATTATAACCACACTTTCTATTGAAAGAAGCACATGCTCGTTTTAAATATCCATCACATACTCTTGTTTTTTCTTTATCGCTAAGATGAGGATCTAAAAACTTCCACTCTTTTACTTTATCCAGAAAGACTCTGATAAAATCATCATAAGAGACTATCATCGGAAACCTCCTTATCTATCGACTAATTTGACACCAAGACTCTCTTCTAATGCCGTAATAACCGAAAGTGAATCGATTTCGTGATTTGCTACTGCATTGCGTGCTTTGTAACATACCGACATCCTCTGAGAGCGGTTTAATTTTGAAACAATTGCTTTAATCTCGTCGGAAGTTTTGTCAAACAATGTATCGAAGTCTTCAACTGTGAGTGCATTGGTGTAATATTTTTCAGCATTAAGTACCTCAAGAACTAAAGTGTCCTCAAATAAAAACCAATTATTAGAAAAGAAGGCTTTATCTGTGGAATAGATTGACTTTACATCTGCAAATGTCAAATCCTGAACATCACCGAACTCTTCCCATATAAATTCTTCGTGAGTTCTTCTGTTCTGTGCAATAAGTTTGCCCTGAAAGCCGTTAATTACAGGAATAATAGCTTCAGGCGGAAGTGTTTTTCTTAATTTAATATGCTGATTTTCCGGAACATCCGTATTTGCAGATGTTTTTGTTTTTGTCTTGGTTGTTCTGCGTGTTGTTGTAACTGCTGTTGCCATTTGATTTATCCTTTCCTTCGTTGAAACGGGCGTAGTTTTAACTACGCCCGAATATCAGTATCATTAGTTAGTAAAAGTATATCTACCAATACCAGTGTTTGCGCCACCTGAAAGCACAATGCCAATACCATACTTTTCACCATAAAGGTACTCGTATGTAAGGTCAGCATTTTCTGTCGGGTTGCCAAGAATAATTGTTGATACACCTTCGTATACAACCTTGATAGGCTTATCATCGCCTGCAACGATATTGAGAGTCTTATCGTCAAATACAAAGTCAGTAGTGCCGATCTTATGTCTCTGCGGAGTTGCAAGTACATTAGAACCATAATACTTACCATAATAACCGTTATTGTAAATATCGCTCTGTGAGTCTCTGCCCTGTACGCTTGGAGCGATCCTACGAAGACCAGCCTTTGTGCCTGAAATTGTTGCTGTCTTACCACCAGCAGCAGCCTCTACATGTGCAATTGTGTCAAGGAGAGTATCTTCGCTATATGTGCCCGCAACAGGGAAGAAGGCTGCACCGCCAAAATCGTCTGCTGTAGCAGATGCCCATACCTTGTAGATATCATCAAGAATCTTCTGACTAAAGGATTCACTTACTCTTGCAATAAGTGTATTAAAATCCACTGTGCCATTAAGCACTCTCTGAAGTTCCTCATAGATTTTTACCATTTTGAGAGTTGTATCAATTGTTACAGTATTATAACCGCCAAATCTCTGTCTTCTAACGCCCTGTGTGCCATCTGCAACCTCAGCAACCTGATAGAGAATAGAATCCTGTACTTCAAATGCGTTTACATCACCGGCTGCAATATTTCTAAACTCAACAAAGTTGTTAAAGAAGTCACTCTTCTGAAGACCTTCTACTACAGTGCGAGAAAGAATTTCCTCTACAATTGAGAAGAGGTGACCGCACTTACCGTCTCTAATTCTCTTGTAGTCAAGCTTGGTTGAACCACCATTAGCTTCAACAAGAGACTTTCTAAGAACTTCCATCGAGTCCTTATTTGAATACTTACCAACTTCACCGTGATATGCGTCAACAGCAAGCTGAACAATGCTATTATTATCTACCATAATACAATCCTCCCTTACTGTACTTCAATTGTATAGAGTGTGTATCTCTTATACTTTGTTTCGTCAACAATTTTGCCAATCTGTGTTGATGCGGCTGTTGCAGTTTCAACAACCTTCATCTTTGTCCCCGCCTGTACTTCTACTGCGTCACCCTTCTTCGGTGTACCATCAAGGGCTTCCGCAGAAACGCTAAAAGTATCACCTGTATGGAAACGGAAACCTCTAAGAGTTTTACCAGCTTCGTTTGTGTATTTTTCAAGGTTTGTGTCTGATTTAAGTACAGCCTTCTTGTCCTCTTCTACAGTTGTAACGATAGCAAGCTGAGCTCGTGGGGAATTTGCTGCGGGAGTTGTTGCCTTATGGATCTGCTTTTCACCTGCCATAAGCTCACCCACAAGTACAATATTGCCGTTATCAATTGCTGTAGCTGCACTACCAGAACCCATATATTTCATTGAAACAATAAGTGAACCATCTGTGGTTGCACTAACATTATCGCTGTTATACACAGCATGCTTTACATCAGCCATATAAATGCCTCCTCTATTTAATCTTTGGGTTTAATGCCAAACTTGGCAAAAAGACCACCGTAATCATTTGTGTCATCAATAACACTATTCTTATCCGCTACGCCACCTACATTTTTATCAATACCAAATGACAGAGGCTTGTCTGTTTTCTTAGAAAAACTCATGCCGTTTTTGCCCATAATTGCATAACATTTCTCTTCAATATCAGAAATGTTCATGCCTTCATGCTCGGCTTTCAATGTCTCGTATTCATTAACCCCTGCCAAATTACTGAACTTTGCAAACACAGCGTCTTCCTGTGATTTACGCTCTTCTGCTTCTTTTGCTTTCTTGTACTCTTCCAGTTCAGTCTTTTCTGCGGTAATACTTGCAAGACTTGCTTCATACTGTTCTTTGTTTGATTTGAGTGTCGAATAAAACTGAGATTTTACCTCGTCTACCATATTAAACACCGCAGACTCAATCTCTTTGTCGCCCTCTACATAATCAACAATGGCATACTTTTTTCTCTTTGCTGTAGATTCGTCTACCACAACATCGTCACCCTTAAGTTCATAGTTAAAGCCAACGAGCTGTCTGTTTTCACAATCTGCGTAATATACCTCTTTAGATTCACTGTCGTAGTCCACAAACCAATACTTGCGCACTTCATAGAATGAATCATCATCGAGGGTAATCTTTGTTTTCTTATCATCCATTGCATGGATTAATTTCTGACAAACATCAGACTCCAAAGCAAACTTTCTGCTTTCAAGCTCAGATGTTAAATCCTCGATAGAAATATTTTCAATATCCAAATCACTTACATCTACTGCATAGCTTTTAATCAGTTCTTGTTTCTTATCCATAATATCTCCTCCTTTCTTCTGTGTGCTCTTACTTATTTCTGAGAGCATAGCTTTATAATCCTTCATCATCTCGCTATATTTGTCATTAGTGCCACTTTGAGAATACATTTCGACACATGCTCCTTCAAAACAAGGCTCAACATCTTCGCCTAAAACACAAAAAGCCTCAAATTCAAAATCGTTAATCTGATATACTCCATGCTCGTCCATTTCACCATCTATAATAGAAATCTCCATTGACTCAGATGCACTGTTTTCGGAAAGTAATTTATACACACCTTCTTGCCTTGTCCATAAATAAGCTTCAACACACAGATATTCATGAGTACCACCGCTATCTTCAATGGATTCCCACCAATACTTTGCAGATTCAGGCACTACTCCGATAGGTTCTGTTAAATTAACCAATTCTGTTTCTGTGTCTGTGGTGACTATCTCAACATCGTGTCCACCATAATCCTTTTCTTCTCGTAGATAGTGAGTAACAACAGGACAATTAAAAATTGACCAAATAGCTCTTTCAAATGCTTCTTTCGATATGTATGTCTTATTGCGATTAAGTCCCGTATAAGCCACTTTGATTACACCTTTTGCAAAAGAACTATTGATTTTTTCTTCGTTGTCATACTGTATAATGTGATTAGGGATACTATATTGAATCGTCACACGCTTTTTATCTTGCTTCACTCTTACTCACCACCTTCCAGATGATTTTAAATATGTAAAAAGCCCCACTCTATAATGAGTGAGGCTTAAAACATTAACTTGTCTGAATAAATACAAGCCACATTTTCAAATAAAGCTTTATTATTTGAGAGTGATGGTTTGTTCTCAAATACATATAGTGTTGGGCTTGTAGAACATTTTCTCTTATTGTCAATAACAGAAATAAGAGAATAACCTGCATTGATTAACAGTTGTTTGTCTTTTTCATTTGTTACATAAATAAATTTCACTACTCTTCGTCTCTTTCCTGAGCAATTTCACCGTTGTCACTGATTTCTCCTAAATCTTTGGTTGGTGCTCCCGCTTCTCCATTGCTATCTGCTGCCTTTGTACTCTGTGTAGCTGAACTGCTCAATGGAACAAACTTATCGGGAATGCCCATAATTGAGTTTTCCAAAAAGTGCATACTGTCAATGTCTGACTGGTTAAGTCCTTGTGATGCACAATAATACGAAACCATCGGCAATCCGTATTGGCAGGCTTTTAGATACGAGTCGCCAGCTTCTTTGCGATTGAAACGACTTACATCCAAAAATGATATCTTAAACATTTTTCCATGTGAGAGAGTATGAATGTAACGATTAAGCATCTTTTCAATGCTTAACACAATTCCATAAGTAATTGCTTGGTCGGCTTTTATAGATAAAAGCAAAGCATTTGACGATGCTTTTGCGTTGTTAAATAGAAGACTCGAAACACCTGCTGCCGTAAAAAGATGATTCTCTGCGTCTGCCACATTGTCTACATCAGAGGTGTTTGCATGATTAAAGCTAATCTTCTCAACCGGCATTGGAGTTAAAACCGATCCTACTTCATTAGGCAGTACGGAATCTAAGTTTCTCCATATATCTTTAGCCATTTCATAATCCATAGGAAATGAGCCGTCATCATTCATTAACAGTTTCATTACCAGTAACGCATAATTCTCGATTTCGGTTTGTGTCAAATTGAGCTGCTTATAGTCTTCAACTTCATACAATTCACGCAAAAGTCCAACAAAAGGAGGCACTGGATAACTTAAAATATCTTTATTGCATTTGATTGCAAAAGATGTCGGAGCATCCAATAACTGCCACTTATATTGTGTAGTATCTTGCTTATATAAATTATATTTAGTTGTAAATTCAACAGGGTATAGGGGCAGTAATTCTGACCTCGAATCAAAATACTGAAAATTAAATGAAACATCCAATACACCATCTTGAATAGACGCTATGTCACAATAATCAGAGGGAAGCTGCTGAATCATAATATTATCTTTGGCTACCCTCATAGTTCCATAAAACACATCTTCTCGTAAACACACGGTTAAGATAGTGTCAAATGAGCTTTTAATGTTAAACCCATCTAATGTATGCAAAATCTTTGTGTAATTTTTCTTAATCTTTTTTGTGTCTGACATACTTGATATATCTACATTGTATGGAGACACAATATAAGACAAGTCTGTCAATCCAACAAAATACTGGATAATTCTACGAAAGTGTGAACTCGCCGAATACATATAAATAACCGCATTGCGTAACTGTGCTTGGTATCTATATGGATTGGACAAATATGTATTGATTTCGTCTTTTGTGTACAGAAAAAAGGAAGGTGTGTTTCTATCATTGTTTAGATCTCGAAGCACAAGCTGATTTAAAGCAGCAAATTTTTGCTGAGTCGTTTTGATCTGCTCTTTATATTTTTTATCATCTTCTGTTCGTTGTTTCTCAGTATGAATTTCTACACTATCAATCTTATTCATTTTTCACACCCTTTCTTTTAACGGTACTTGTACATGTCTGGTGCTCTAAACACAAAAAAGTCTTTTGCCGAATAGATCGTGTTGCCTTTTTGTCGTATACTGTCTTCAATCTGTCTTGCTACATAATAGTTATAAGACAAACTTGAAAAACGGTCTTTTCGCATACCAGACATTTCTTTAACTTTAATAAGTTTATTGTTTTCTTCAATGTTGAGCTTTACTAATTCATTAACCAATAGCGTGGTATTTATATACTGCTTAATGATTTTTGTTCGCTCAATAGGACTAAGATTACTATATCCTTTAATATCATTAAGGCAGGTTTCTGCGTCAAACTCATTTATGAGTAATTTAATACGACCAGACTTAAACCCTTCTCTTAAGGCTAATGCACAGTCTGAGTTAAATTTAGCACCTGCTTTAATTGCCCAAATAACTTTTGGAGCAGATTTATCTTTACAACGACTTGCCATATCTGGGTTGTTACAGCAAGACAATGGGGGATAGACTACACCAGTTTCAGTGTCTTTAATTTCTTCCACCAGAGCATCGTATACACCAGAGCCAACACCGTTCGCATCAATGACTATATAATCACAATCAAATTGTTCATATAATTTTCGCACAATCAATGCTTGCACTCTTGTCAGTTCGCCCTCAAGCGTGTCGCTGTATATGATATTATGAACAAACCTACCACCTTTTTGCTTCTGAGGTACACAGCTATTGATAAAAATAGCAGATGCGTCATTTTTGTGTTTTGTTGTCGTTGCCATAAGCGCAATATCAATTGATAAAATACGCTTTTCATCGTGTTGCTTAGGCGGAATAATTAGTTTTTTATCTCCTGCCAGCCTACTATAATCGGGTGGCAACCAAGGATATTTGATTGTTCGTGTCTGGTTTATAACAGGGTATTCGTAGAAACTACCTTCAAAATCACCATAGAACAAACAATCCATTTCCATTGACCATGACACTTCATTGTAATCTGATTCAGCCATATCATCCTCAACTTGTTCTCTCATAAGCAGACCTTCTCTAATTGCAAGCTGATATGGAAAACCACATATAAAACATTTTTTACTATCATCTAACATAGTAGCCGCATAACCCTTTGCTTTTGCGTAAGACCAATGAGAACAAAACCACGCTGAAGACATATAAATTTCCTTGTTTCTCTCTTGGTATTCTGGTTTTACATGCCAACTACCATCTGGTCTTTGATATTGATATTTTTTAAGTTTGAAAAATCCGGGCTGTCTGGGATTCGATAAGAACTTTTTCAATACGGTTTGAATGACATCTTTTGATACCATTCTAAATTCATCGGTAATAAGAATATTTGCTCTTGCACCTCTGGCAGAGTCTCTCGAAGTTACTACCAATATTTTTGATGTATTCCTAAATTTGATTTCGCCTTTTTCACCTGTAATACTCCAAGATTCAATTTCAGCTCTCAAATTAGGGGCACCGGGCATAATAAGATTTATAATCTTGTCCAAAACCAAATTAGCTTGTTTTCTCTTACCAGATGCAATACATATTGTTGTTCCCGGATATAAAATACATCTAACAACGCAAAAAATAGCAACCAAAAATGTTTTACCTAAGCCTCGACAGGCTAAAAACATAAACTGGTTGCATATATTCATAAAACATATAAGTATAGATTGAAATGGTTTTAGAATAATATTTAGATAATCTTCAACAAAGTGTTCTGGGTGTTCTCTGTAGTATCCAGTTACCGTGTTTACTTTATCCATTGTTTCTTGCCGTTGTTCTTTTATTCGGTCTTTGGTTGTGACCGAACTTGTGCTATAAATACTGTCAGTCTGTGTCGATGTCATCAGCATCACCGCCATCCTTGTCAGAAGGTGCGGTCTTTAATGCTTCCGCAAATACCGACTCAAAAATAGCTTCATCATCTTCACCAGCGTATTCTGGACGCTCAACCCTATACCTATTCATTTCTTCTTCGTACATATGAGCGTATCTGTTATGTATTTTTAGCATTTTACACAAATGTCCGAGAAAATAAGTTGTAATATACCAAACTAACTGATTCTTGTTTTTACACTCATCTATATGTTTACGCTCTTCATATTTTTCTATTAATACACCAAAAGTGTTTGTTTCAGCTAAGTCACTTTCTTTTGTCTGGTTAGGCGATATTCCTAACTTGGTCATAATATTACCCATGCTTGTCTGTAGCGAATCAATTTTTTCGTTATGTTGATTTGCCTCTGAGATTCTTAAATCTGTAATACATAATTGTTTGTACAACACTTGTTGTTCAACGGTTAAATTGTGATTGTCTTTAGTGAGTTTTTTGTATAGTGACTTAAGATTAGCATAACTATAGGCTGGATAGCCATATCCCCAAAAGGCTTCGTCTGCGGGAGTTATGCCTAATCTAACTTTTAACTCATCTTCGCTTTCACCACTACCACCAAAATTTAAAGCACCTGACGGCACAGAATCTATCACATCGTCCTCTGTAGCGCTTCCTTCTTTGACCTTTTTGAATTTTAATTCTTCTTCGTCCAGAGTATCGTCAAAAGTTTTGCCTGAGTATTTTAATAAGTTTGCCTTCTCCATATAAGCTCTAAATCTTGGACGAGATGAACTTGTGTCTCCTAACAGAGCGTATATTTCAGGAGACCAGTAAACATCAAAGTGTAAACACACCCGCCTTAAAGCTTTCTCTTCGCTTCCAAAAACTTCTCGATAGTGATTATATAATTCATCTACACAATCTTTACATACTGGGAAAAACTTTCCGTCGCCTTGCCATAATGGAGAAGAACCTCTTGAAAATGCTTTGGCTCTTTGAGACTCTGTAAATTCCTTTTTGCATTTCTTGCAGCGGTATACCGGTTTAAAGTCAATACTTTTTTTTGGTGGAGCGATTTTACTAACTTTAGGCAAAGGATCACTCCTTATCGTGATTTAATTGTGTGTTTAAAGACAAGGACGCTGTAAATTTTGCACATCTCGATGCTTCGATGTTGATAATTTCGTGCGTGATAGGATTTGTTCCTCTTCGAGCCTTGCCCTCATTAACATAAAAAGTACCAAATTTGTGTATCTGTACGGGTTGACCAGTACATAACATTTCTGCAACGCAATCAAAAACATCTTTGATTACTTCTTTTGCGTCCTTTTTTGTGTAGCCTTTATCGGCTAACATACTAATTAGTTCTGTTGTTTGTGCCATTATTTCTCCGTTTCTTCCGTGTGCAATTTAGATATTGCACTTGTCTTTATTTGCTTGTAATTTACTCTTGTCTTCTTTGATATAAAACCTACGAGTAACATCCGTGCTTTTGTGATTAAGCAACACCGATACCTCTTCAAGCGACATACCAGCATTTTTATATGCTGTTGCTCCGCTATGTCTAAAATCATGAGGATGTAATGTTGGAACTCCAATCATTTGACCAATCTTTTTACAATAGTCACTTAGTGTTGATACTGTCGCAGGGGTGCAAGAACCACTCTTTCTATGAGCTGATACAAAAACATATCCACCATCTTCAATATTGTTCTCTGTTCTATATTGTTTTAGATTTAGCAAATATTCTTTAGCTTCTTCGCTAAAGAACAATTCAACAAGATATCCTTCTTTTTCAAGAACATCTTTAGCCACACGACTATCAAAATCAAGTTGCTCCCATCTTATGTTTGCAATGGCATTTATTCTTGCCATTGTGGTCAGTGAAAAGATAGCATATGCTTGCATTGTAAGTGCTTCGTAATACTGCGTGGGCTTAGTTTTTCTTTGCTCTTTAGCCTTTTCAACATTCTCTTGTAGCTTTTCCCTCATAAACTGAATTTGCTGTGTAGTAAGAAATGTTTGTGCAACAACCGCCTGACCTTCTTTTGGTCTGTCTATAAAACTCATTGGGTTCTCATCAATCAATCTCTTTTTCTTTAAAAATAAAAAGAATGCCGATATACTTGACATTCTTCTCTTAATGCGATTTGTATTATTGCCCTGATCTTTGCAATAAACGATAAACTCAGAAATATCTGAATCATCAATCTCTTTAACTGATTTATTGTCTTGATAATCGTATATATAAATCCACCAGTTAGCTAAATCGTTATAATAATTATAAATCGTCTTTTCCGAAAGCTCTCTGATTTTCATATCTAATAAATATTTATGATATAGTTTGAGTGTTTCAGGATTGATTTTTTTTAGCTTCTCTTGATTTAACATACATATTCGTTCACTTCGCTTCGGCATATTTCACCACCTACTCAAAAATAATATTCACTTCGTCTCCTTCTATGTATTTAACATATTGACAAAAGAAACGAAGGGATCTACGCATTGCCGAAAGTCTTTGATAAGACACTCCTCGTTCGTGTCTCATATATTTAATAAAGTTATTGATGTCTTCACTTGTACACTTCGTAAAAGACTTATTTTTGTTGAAATGCCATAGCCACTTAAGAAACATCCGTGTGTCGTCAACATAGTGCTTTACAGTGGCAGGAGAGTACGGTTCATAACTCAAATATGTTTCAAAGTTGTCCATTAGTTCTTGGTTATATGCACACATTTTTTCTTTATTAAACATATAACCACATCCTTAATTTAGAGACATAAGTTTGGTTTTCTCACGAATAGCGTGACCGTGCTCATCGAAACACATATATACAAATCCTTCTTTCTGAGAATTAACCAATCTTCCTTCGCTATATTTCATTTTTCTTGTTTCACAGCAAGCTCCCTGTTCATAGATTGCAGAATTTCCGATGACATAATACCCTTGACGATGAGTATGAGCCATAACAATATTTTTAAAATCAAATCCCTCGTTGCGAAAATAATACAAAGCTTTTTCTGCGGTTTTAAGCATTACCGAAGAGTATGCCCGTGGATGACAGAATACCGTATCACCAAACTGAGAGTACCATTTACCTGTAAATTCAATTTCAATGTTACTATCTTTGAATACATGCGTCAGGGGAGAATACTCAGTTTTCGTTCCTATTTCGTTGTCATAATCAATAAATCCGTCTGTGAAAATATAATCAAGTACAGATGACGGCATTATGTCGCATAATTCACTGTTTGTCTTTTTTGCAATATAATCACCTATTCTCAAATCATGATTGCCGTTGTTTGCAATTACCCTTTTTGGATTCAGCAAATGAATCAGGTCAATTAAATATTGTCTTGCTCTGATAAGTTCTTTGGTTATGCTTACACATTTCGACTTATTCGTAAATTTTGATAACTGGGCGCAGTCTACAAGGTCTCCGTTTAATTGCAATATATCTACACGACCTATGTATTTCTCAAATGTGCTAAGAGGTTTACAATAAGGAAAATGCAAATCTGATATTGAAAGAACTCTCGTGCTTACATTATCTTGATTTTTATAATTATAATAGTCATACACACCTGACGCATATTTTCTAAAGTGGTCAGACGATACGCTCTCACCAAGCAGGCTTACAATTTGAGACCATTTCAAAGGAAATTTTGTGCCATTTAGCTCTCCATTCTTTTTAGCTACTATTAGCCTGATTTTCCATTCCTCGTGGGTTTCGTCTGGTCGCTGTAAACACCAATTGTCTATATATTTATTTGTGTTAGCTTTCTGCATAGTAAGACGCTCAACCCTTTCGTCTCTGTTTAGAGGCACGATTTTTTGCTTTAAGTATTTTAGCTGCCTCAATATTTGTGTTTGCAATCAAACGGAGATATTCGGTCACTTCTGGCAAATATCTTCTGTGTCTTTTTGCAGGCTTTCCTCGTCCTGTCTGGGGAATCCATACATCCGGAAACTCTGAGCGTATAATCTGACTCTCTTTTTTTGTGATTGTAATAATTGTAAAAACTCCTTAAATTCAATTTATCACTTGACTTGCAATGCAAGAAATGATAGTATATTATGGGGTATTGTATTTAGTCCCCCTATACAGCCTAACTCGCAAGACAAAAAACCGCATAAAATTCGAGATTTTTGGGTGTCCGAATGTCCAAAAAGGGCGGGAAGTACCCCAAAATTGCAAAAAATCACCCCGATTATGACTATAATCGGGGCAAAATTTTTATGCTTTTTTAAATCTAACCCCAAAAAATTCTATATCTCCTTGTTCACACATTTTTAATTTTTGTACTGGGGTTTTGCTTTTACGCAAAAGATATAAGAAATCTTTAGGTAGGGAATAGAATAATATTTTAATCAATAGGCGGTATATGTCTTTATTTGTTGGTTTCTCGGCTTCGTGTAGCAAATAACTCATTGTACTTAAACCAATTCTCTTATAAGACACATATGTCAATAAGTCTTGATAAATTTGTTCTGCCTGCTCATGCTTTTCTATATTCGATGATTCTTCTTTTAGCCATACAGCGTTTATTTCACTTTGTTTCTTTCTTACAGTGTAAATAAACTCATCAGCTTGCTCTTTGTTGATATGTGAAGAGTGAGGCTTAAAATCAATAAAAGAAGTCAAAGGCAACATAGGGTGTTTATCATTACCAACTATACGCTTACGCACTGATTTTTCAAGATAGTCCATAGAGGTATCATAACAACGGTAAGTCTTATTTTGAGAAGTACAATGTTTATGTCTTTTATGATTGGCTTTTTGTTTGCTCACCTCTAACATGAATTCTGGCAGTGACTTGCTTCCGTTTTCGTCTTTGAGATACTTTGTAGTTAGTCGTTCGAGCTCTTTTGTCATTTGTACATCAAACTCTTTTTTAGCCTTATCTATTTCAATATTAGACATTACAGACAACTGACAGATATCGGTATATATAGGTTGTACACTTTCAAACGATGCACCGTTATTAATATTATCCCACATAATACTTGTAAGCACTTGTGCAAGGTTAATAATTTCTCCAATCTTATTCTCACTTGTCTTAATATCCAAGTCTGTTAAGTCATTAACGGTATAATGCCTCTTGATTTTTTTAGCTTCTACCATATTCGTTGGAACAAGCCATTTATCATAATTTTTAATTGCTGCCTTTAATAGAATGGGGTTGTCTGTGATTAATACACTATCTGAATCAAAATCGCAGCCATTAAGCCGTTGCAAAACATTTTCTCCTATACTGTTAATACACAATATCTCTTTAGTAAAGTTGAAGTATGTGTCTATTTCCGGACATTCTTTGTTATAAGCAACCCATACATTGCCTGTACAACAATGAGGACTTCTTGATCCTAATAATTTTTGGTTATAGGCAAATCTTTTTGAATGTATATTACCTATACCCAAGTGAGATGTACCGTCAAATTTACCAATTGATTGTAGGAGCATCTCATAAGGATTTCCTACAAGTGTTGAGTAATTACCAGCTACGGAAATATGACCTCTCTTCATATTGTTCTTATAAGATCTAATAGTCTCTCTTACTGTGTCATAATACAATTTAGTATCACAAAACTTGTCATTAATACCAAGCAAAGTGTACACCAAATCGTTTTTAGAGGCTATGGCTTCGCCTGTGAGCGTGTTATTTGTCTGAGCTTTAATGTGATACCTCAAAACAGTTTCGTCCGTTTTGAGAGCTTTTAGATAGTCTTTTGAAGGCTTCAAAAACTCTTCCATATCTTCTTGTGACAACTGTAGTGTATTTAAAAGCTGATAATGGGTTTGAACTAATTTACCGTCCATAATATGAGTCGGCTTTTCGTATTTAACTATGCCAAATTCTGTGTCGAGATTGTCAAGCCATGCGTCAAATGTTCCAAACTTCAAATATTTAATACTGCTTGGAGTAGTTACGAGTTTTACATCCTGTATGCATTTAGCTCGTGTGTATCCATTAAGCTGTGACACATCAGTAATACCGTTGTCGGCAAACCATCGTTGAAGGTTGGTATTAAAGCAAGCTGACTTAAAAAATCTATTACGCAATAATAAAAAACCTTTATGCTGATATTCTCCAAATAGACTAACATCCATAAGAGACTGTCCATCCCAAATGCTATTACATATCTGCACCTCTTCTGGTTGTGTTTTTAATACACCCTCATCTATACGGGTAGTCATTACTTTATCCGTAAACACATCTTCATAATCGTCTACAAGTAAAATATTTTCGGGCTGAATATACAGGCTTGCAATAGTGCTACTCAAAGGTAACGCTGTATAGGACTCAAATGCGGGCAAATCTATTTCTTGTCCCTGCTTGATAGTTAAACCACACTTAGACCAATTAAAAATCCCTCTATATAAATTCTCATCAATAAATAAGCATTTTCCTAAACGGGAACTGCCATTGCTTCTTTTGTACCTTACATATTTCACTCCGTCACAAACAAAACCGTTTGCGTACAAGTCGGCTCGTAAATCACCAACCGAGTGTAACACCTTTATGTTGTTCTTAGCCTTATACATTCCATCATCGTAATAAAAGTATTTGCCAAGTACATCTTTATGTATAGGAAACTCTGTAGGAGTGTCTGTCTGAATAGCAAGCAATTCACCGTCCTTAACACAGACACAATCTTGTAAGGTTAATTCATCTAAACGATAGCCAAATTTCACATAAATGTTAGCGGTTATTCTATTGTATTCTTTGTTACTGTAATTGAAAGTAATGTTAATAACTTTCTGAGTGTATTCTTTTCCGTTGACCGTACAGGAAAAGCGATTATTTCGGAACACCTTCTTATATACCTCAATGATTTTCGGAAGTTCTTTGCTATGAGGAAGTGTGTTAATAAATTTTCGGTAGTTAATATCTCCGTTGCGATAACGGATGTTATAACCTACACTATCGGGTTTATTATAATGGTTTGCGATAAATACATCTTTAGCATCCAAAGAGAGGATGTTTACTCCGTGTATATAATCACTCAACAACACTCACCTCGCTCTCATACATAAGCGAATATGTGTTGTCTTCATCATTTAGTTCGTGCACAACCTCTGCGTAAGCCATAACACGCTCGTTCATGTCCTCTGTGACCTCCTGAGCGATTATTTCTTCGGCAGAGTAATTTGTACAAGGTAAATTGTTCGTGCCACACAGGTCAAACCAGAGGCATTTACGACAATCCTTCACCTCCTCTGCTGTAAAATTCTCTGTTGCTGTGTAGTTAAATGTATATTTGTTCAATGGGTTGGACTCCTTTATTTATTATTATTTATCCAACCGACCAGTAAATTTCTCATCCTTGAGGATGGGATATAGATGTTAATTTCTTTGTTATCTCTGATTGCGCTTCTCCAGATAAACTGAAGCATTTCACTGAGAGCAAAACCGTCTTCATCGACCGTAACGCCATTGTTCTCAAAAAATCTTATAAAAACAGGGGAGATGTACCTATTGACCGGATAGGCAATTGCTGTCCTGCTTTTAAACTTATTAGACGCTCGTAAGTTACAAGCTATAAATCCTTTTGTGTACCCTTTGCCTTGCACTTTAGATTTATACTCTTTAAATGTTGTCCACATACACTCATTAGATTTTGCATTCAGTATGTTTCTAAAAAAATTATATATATTTTTTTTAAGTGTAGGAATTTCCTTGTCGTGTGTTTGGTACCAGTGTTTGCTAAGTGCTGTGGGAGGTTTACCAATTTCATTCATTTTGTCATTATCGCATATATGTATAAGTTTAGTGATATCCGAAATGTCATGTTTGACTTCGTAATCTACGAATGTAAAGTTTTCGTAATTGTCCCCCTGTATCCACCAATATTTGGGCTGAATCTCAAACATCTGAAAGTAGTAAGCAGTAAAAGACGCCTCATACAAATAAGTAAGGATAAATACTTTGGAAAAGGCTTTAAAGTTTTCAATCGGTAGTAGTTGAACAAAGTCATTGTTTGCACAGTACAAGTTGTGACAATTACACATCGTTTCTATACTTTTCATATAAGCTGTTCCTTTGACCGAGTTCCAAGTGGCACACCCTTTATTATCAAACTCACAAAGTGATGCAATAAACTCTCGATCACTTGATGACAAAACAAGTTGAGATATCGTTTCTATTGTTTCATCGAGTATCAGTGTATAATTGTTGTCTTTTATTAGTTTGCGTGTTTCGCTGTCTATATTTGAGAAAAGTGAGTGGGTAGTCGCTACATTCTTTTTATTTGTAACAAGCTCTTTGAATTGTTGCCTTTTTGATGGACTCTTTTGAGGCTCTATAAACTCTTTGTCAGTACAGGCTGTTATCACCCTATCAACTTCTGACAAATACGGAGTACAAAAAATGAAATGTTCATCTTCAGGTGCGTTATTGATGTAATTAATTGCAGCGGAAGTTTTACCTTGTCCCATTAAAGCGTTTACCACATTCAGTTCCACTTGCAGCCCTCCTTTATATGATGTGTATTGCGTTGGTTGTTGTTCGTAATAGATTTCCCCTTTACAAGTAAATGTTTGTGTTGATGTGTGAATTGCCTCTACATCAAAATCACTCCTTTCAAGACTTATAAAATGGTGTTCATTTTTGTCACAAAAATCCCAAAACCCCAATGCCAATGCGGGTTTTCGCCACTTTGGGCAAAAAGGATTAATTACACTCTTTTCACAATTACTCTATTCTCTTTCTATATATTCTTTTTTCTAAAGAGAGAGGCTTTGAAAAAGCCGATGAACACTATGTTTTATTTTAAAAAAGCACTTTTGGTTTTTAACTATTCGTAATTCCAAAAAGAGCTCCATACTACGGGGTAGAATACATTTGTCCCAAAAGTTTTGCAGACTAAGCCTTTACAGACAAATGTATTGGTCGCTTAATTCTCTCGAACAGCAAGCTTATTCTGAGATTGCCAATCGTTCATTAAGCTCCTTTACTCTAAACTTTACCTTAGAATCCGTAGATAGTAGTTGCAAGAGAATGTGTCTATGTTCAATAAATTCATTTCCCAACAAGGGAAAAGAAAAACTAAAACAGTAGCTACTCCTTTATGCAAGTGACTGGAAGAGATTAGTAGCTTCTAAATTGCTATTAACTACATAACTGTAATCTGTACCAAGGTTGAGTTTCTTGCAGGAAGCCAAGATTATATCTTGTGTTAAGCCTATATATCTTAATGTAATGGAAGGAGAACTGTGTCCAAACATTTCCTGTAATAGTAAAAGCTTATCGTTGCTAAAGTTACTCATAGCCATTTGATGATAACCAAAGGTTTTTCTTAATGTATGAGTGCCTACTTTTTCTGTAAGGTTACATTCAGTTTCTAAGCCTTTAAGAATACTATATATATATTCTCTGGTTAAAGGCTTACCTAAGTTCTTAGAACGGTTGCTGTTGTCACCAGTAAATAAGTAGTCATTCAGAGTTTTGGAATTGTGATTGAGGAACAATTCTACGGCATCCATTACTGCTGAGTTAATGGTAACTACTCTATTGATTTTTTTTCTTCTTGTTTTTTTTGTTTTTAATTCGATGATAGGAAAGTATTCTTTGAACACTAACTGTTGGTTCTTGACCTCTAATAAGTGATTAAAGGTAAGTAACCTTAAGTCACTGACTCTTAATCCAAAATTGATTCCCAATATAAAAAGCATGTTGTCTCTGTATCTACCTTTACTGATTAAGTAATCAGAGATACTTTTTAATGTATGGGTATCTTTGATAGGATCTACATCGTGTCTTTCGTAAGATTCTATATTTTGAATTTCTGAGGGCACTGTGAGTTGAGCTGACGCTCGGAGCTTATTGTTTTGTCTAACTAATTTCTCAGGTTGTATAGGCTGTGAGAAGTCTACATAGATTAGGTTGTTATTCTCAGTTTTCATATGTATCGAACATCCTTTCTGAATTACTTTCTGAGCTAATTGTACCATATATCCTAAAAATGTCAAGTAAAAATGACTTAAAAATCAAAGTTTTTTGAAAAAATTCCAAGTTGTGGAAATGCAAGTATATTCATTATTTTTTGTAAAGGATATTTTTATCGGAACAAATTCACCATTTGTATAGGAAATAAATTTCAGGATTTGTAGAGGGAGAGGAAAAAAGAGAAAATAAAAATACGAGATTTTAAGCCTGACTGTGAGAAGAAGTAACTGCAAACATAAAGCATAATTATGCAATCTGAAAATATGGAAAATATCCCCGATATAACATACTGCAATTTTGTGAAGTGAAAATTATACATTTTTTTGTATAAATATTCATTTCATAGTATATATATGTTTTGCAATCATTATAGTCGGCAAGAAATAAAAATGACTTGACAATTGCGGCTCGGGTGTGGTATAGTATAGGGGTAGGGCAACCTACAGTACACAAATATGTTGCATATGCAACACAAAAATCAGGGAGGTTTCATTATGACCATTAAAAAATTCACCTATGCACCTACACACACACACAAGACACATGTACATGCTTGCAAAACTCTACACGGTTACAAGGTTGTAAACCCTCAGCCGTTCGCAAGTTATAACATCGCTCTTCATGACTTGTACAAGACTGCAAGCCGTATGTGTGTTAATCATTGTTACCGTCATTCAATCAATCAACCTCGGCTATATGATATTGTGACTTATAGATTTGCGGGAGAGGCACAAGACTTTGACGACCTAACACAAGTTACCGTTATCGGTATGTGGGAGTACATGAAAAATAATCCATACATAGGCGCTTGCACTTCCGACTATGCAGCTTATAAAAAAGCAGTAATTCATGCCGGATATAAAGCATTGAATAACTATTGTCAATCAATTAGGGGAATTAATAGTCGTATAGACACGGCGCACAAGACGGTGTACATTGAGGACATTACCCGTAACGGGGATATTGTTAATGTATCGGGCGAACTTAACCGCACCATAAAGCACGGAGAAAAACTACAAGCCGTAGACACTTTGACGGGCGTATGTTACAACATTCCGTTAATCAATCAAATGTTGACTGCCGTGTTGCCTACGCTCACACCGACACAAAACAAGGTTTTAAAATTAATGTGTCTGAATTATACCGCCGACAACATAAACGATAAACAAGGATATGCAAGAAAAAATAAAACTGCACAAAAACATATAAGAGCCGTTCGCAAGGCGTTTCAATGTTTCTTAAATGAAAACTGTTTGACCTTTGACGACTTTATCATTATCAATCAAACATATACATACACCGACAATGATTTGCGAATGTTACAATTTATCAAGTCGTTACAGTGCGAAAATTAGTTTTATTCACTGCGCCCACTTTTTGGTGGGCGCTTTTTTATCTTCAAACAGTCAGAGAGGAACGGACACCCTCGGCGACAGAACAGTCAGAGAGGAACGGACACCCTCGGCGGTTTCTAAAGGATTGTACCATAAACAGTTCTATTCCATTAGCTCTATCAAAGAATTTACTTATTTGAGCAAACTTAATAGCACATAGCAAAGCGTACTTCTCTACGAGGGGTACGCTTATTTTGTGCCTTTGAGCGTTTGAGGTTCTCCACGAGAGTTTAAAACATCGCAAAGATAAGTGTAGCTATGAGCGAGCGAACCTTTGGTATGACAAAGCAAAAAACATACAAGGGTGTGAGTAATACCAAATAAATTATTCTGTAACTATTTGCATAAGAAATAGTAGGTGTAGAATACCCTAAACTCGATTGAGTAATTCTTGGCGGCGGCGTCACTGTTAGAGCGTTCGCAGGTTTACACAAACCTAAACTTGGCTTGAGGAAATGTGAAAATTAACTTGATTATTACTCAATATGAGTGTATATATCGAGGGCACTCAGAATAATCACTGAGTGCCCTTTAATATATGCTCTACGGAGCAAATTTTTTTAAATAAGGAGATTGCATTATGAAAACATTAACTGAGTTATACGATTCTATCGTATCAAAAATTGCAGATATCAACACTGCAATCAAAGACAAGGACGCTATGAAGCGTGATAAGCTCTTTTATGAGCTTGATGAGCTTGAGAAGGATTACGCTCACACTAAGAAACTTCAGGAATACGACAAGTTTGTAGCTTGTGACTTTCCTGTAAAGGAGCTTATTCTCAAAGAGCAGTACACTGTGCTTGGTCATAAAACTGAGCGTTCAAAGGAAACCCATATCATCACAAAATGCAAACTTGATGAAAAAGCTAAGAAAAAATTTGATTTACTGGATTTTTGTAAAGCAAAATCAGAAGAAGGTAAGCTGAGTGACCACTGGGCTTTGAGTCTTGAAAAATTATCGCTCATCTGTGCGCTAAAATGGACACTTGAAGAAACGAGCGGTGCGGAGCAGGCTGCTCAGTTAAAGAAGCTGAGAGATTGTTACTATATTGACGAGGCAGCTCGTACTGTGGAATTTTTGAAAAATGCCGGCGATAAAGATATTGAGGGTGTTGCTGTTCCTACATCTATGACATCTATGACTAAGCTGTTACAGTCTATTGTTGACGAAACTCTGTTTATGCCTGATAAAAAAGGTAAAAATATGTTAAAGGTTACAGGTCATCAGGTAAAACAGTTTATGAACCTGTTTACTAAGCGTGGCAAAAAGTGGGGCTCTCTCTCTGCGGCTCAAGGTAGAGAGTTTAGAGAAAATTTTTATTCAATGATGAGATGTGTAATCGAAGGCAGAGGTTTTGCACTTGAATACGAAGGTGCAAAAAATTCTGATGATGAAGATACAGAAACTACAGATAAGCAGAAGGCTACCAACACGCAGGATTCTGATAAATCTAAAGATGTAAGCACAGTAACAGAAACTACAGATGAGCAGGAGTAATATCTAAGAACACTCGTTTAGCGGTTGCGAGTCAAAACAAAACCGCCACCAAAGCGTATGCTTTTTTAAGGAGGTTTAGTAATGCGTCCACAAAAACATAATAAATTGACTAACCTTGAGCTTACTATAATGACAGTAGGCTATTGTTTAGCAGGAGCTCTAAGTTTGATTGGCTTGTACTGGTTTTGCAAACTGTTAGTCTTAATTGCGCCATAGGAGGGATACCGATGAGTCAAAAAGATAAGCTTGAAAAACTTCTTGAGTGCTACGGCATCTCATGGGACGAGTTGAGTACATTAAACGATGCACAAATCAAAGCCATTGAGGTGGCTTATTATGACCGCTATGGCGAAAATATCGCTATAAGTTTTGATTTTTAAGGAGGTGAAAAGATGGGAGTTGTATGGGTGGAAAATTATGCGTATGAATATGCTGCTAAGTTTCTTTATGACAAAGAAGTAACTTTTGAAGCCACTCGTCCCGATAGAGGTTCAAGCAGAGTAAGGCTTGAATTTCCGAAGCTGTCTCAGAAAATGTCTGAGTTGCTTATGACTAAGATTTGCCATAAGTCAAGGCAGTACGCAAAGCTCGAATAGAAAGTATGTTCGCTTGAACACTCGTGTAAAAAATGGTAGAATATTCCTGAAGCGTGATTATATCACGGCAAGATAAACGATGTTTGTCAATTAATAAAAAGAGAGGGAATGTTCTTGAGTAACAACACGGTTGATAGCAGCAACCAGAATACACCACAAGAGTCTATGCACGGTTTGGGTGAAGTTCTGCGTAAACAAATATCTCAAAATCTAAATAAGTCGGCAGACGAGTTTGTAGAAGATGTACGAGGGATGGATGCGTACACAGATGCAATAGTTTTCTTAAGTAAATTTGCAAGCAAAGACGAGGATATCTCACTTGCTTCGTTAGACTTGACACCTAACTATTCCAACTCTGTAATAATTCGTTCTAAAGACGGTATGCCGATTGAGTTCCGCATGAGTGATATTGAGGCGTTCTGTAAAATTGCGTTGAACAGTACGCTAATCTCATTTTCAGTAAATGATAGTGGAAATTTAGAGTTGTGCTTGAATTTTGCTGCTTATAAGCCAAAAGATTAAGTAAACTCGTTTAGCGGTTGCGAGTCAAAACAAAACCGCTACCATAAAATCACTCTTTTATAAGAGTGACAAAAAGTAAATATAAACCAATTAAGTGTATGCGATAGATTTTTGCATACACTTTTCTTTTGCCTAAAAAGAGGTGGTAAGAGTGTACGAGAGTGTCAAAACAATACAAGATATTCGTGATGAACATATTGATGTATTGAGGGATTTTGGTGTAAAGGTTACATCTCAGATTGTGCGAACAATCGAAACCAAGACAACCGAAATTGCGATTGAAAATTACTGTCGTATTTTAATAATTAAACGATTAGAACAGGAGGAATAACTTCTTATGCTAAAGGTTGGAGATAAAGTTCAAATATTGCCTTCTGCTGTTATAGTTGGAATACCTGAGATATTTATTGGACATACAGCGGTTATTAATGCAGTATATTCTAATAATTTGATAAGCAATTCAGTACAAATCGAGGTTAACGATGAAGACAACAATACTTGGCGTTGTTTTCCTAAACATCTCAAGAAAATTCAACCGTCCGAAACAGCTGATATCAGTATTTGGAATTATATTTGAGAGAAGGTAATTTAATGTTTAAAATCGGAGACAGAGTAAAAGTATTACCAAGCATAACACAACAGGACGGTTGTGATAGTCAGTTCTTGATTAACAAAATAGGCATCATACAGTTCGAGAGTCAAGACGATAGAGGTGTAAATTGGTATGCTGTAAGTTTTGATTTTGATGATGATCGGTTACATGGTTGCACAGGGTTTACACCGCACTCAGATGGTTGGTGGTGCGACGGAGATTACTTATCACTCGTGCCAGAAAGTTGATGTTTGGTAATGAATTTTGTAAGGAGGTGGTTTTATGTTGAAAGTTGGAGATAAGGTTAAAATACTTCCAGCAATACTATCAGACTATCCTGATTTTCCGTATGCAGGAGTAATAGGCAGAGTGTGTGCTATGGCAGACGATAGTGATTCGATAGGTGTTGAGTTTTCAACTCCTTGCAATTACTTACACGACTGTGGTGGAGTAACTAAGCAGCATTTTGGCTGGTATTGTCGTAGGAAATATTTGAAAGTTATACCTGATGATAATTTGCCAGATATTTGGGAATATATCTAACATATGAACAATTAGGTGTGTCTGTTAAGACATTGCAACGCTGGGACAGAGAAGAAACTTTAAAGGCAAATCGAACTCCAACTGATAGGCGTTATTATACCTATGACCAGTACCTTGTGGTAGTGAACAACGAAGAACTATCACCACAGGAAGAACTCGTACAGGATATTGTTTCTATACTTCATGTATTCTCTTGCAGGTTGTATGGACTTCATAAGTATAAAAAACAAATAGAAAGGGATGAGGAAATTGCTAAAGAGTTTCAAGACGGAAATAAATCCGACGATTGAGCAAAAAGCCAAAATTCGTAAAACAATAGGAACTTGTAGATATATTTATAACTTCTATCTTGCTCATAACAAAGAACTTTACGCTAAAGATGAAAAGTTTATGACTGGTAAGAGCTTTAGTGTTTGGCTAAATAATGAGTATCTTCCACAAAATCCAGATAAGTTATGGATTAAGGAAGTCAGTTCAAAATCTGTAAAGTACTCAATTGAAAATGGCTGTATGGCATTTACCAGATTTTTTAAACATCAAAGTGGTTTTCCTAATTTCAAAAAGAAAGGTAAGTCTGATGTAAAAATGTATTTCGTAAAGAACAATACTAAAGACTGTAGATGTGAGAGACATAGGTTGAACATACCCACTTTAGGTTGGGTACGCATTAAAGAAAAAGGCTATATACCAACAACTAAAGACGGATGGAAAATCAAAAGCGGTACAGTATCCACCAAAGCAGACAGATACTATGTGTCAGTTCTTGTAGAAATTCCCGACGTTAAGATTGCTAATAATAGCAATGGTGGTATAGGAATTGATTTGGGTTTAAAAGACTTGGCGATTGTTTCCAATGGTAAAACTTATAAAAATATCAATAAGTCAACAAGAATTAAAAAATTGGAAAAGAAACTGCGTAGAGAGCAAAGATGTCTCTCACGAAAATATGAGAACTTAAAGAAAGGAGAGTCCACTCAAAAGAATATACAAAAGCAAAAGCTCAAAGTACAAAGACTTCATCATAAAATAGATAATATCCGTACTGACTATATCAATAAAACAATAGCTGAGATAGTGAAAGCCAAACCATCTTATATAGCTATTGAGGATTTGAATGTATCAGGAATGATGAAGAACAGACATCTTTCAAAAGCTGTTGCGTCACAGAAGTTCTATGAATTTAGAACCAAGCTTAAAGCAAAATGTGATGAAAATGGTATTGAATTAAGAGTCGTAGACAGATGGTATCCATCATCCAAAATATGTCATTGCTGTGGTGCTATCAAGAAAGATTTGAAGCTTTCAGATAGAATATATCGTTGTGACTGTGGCTATGTTGAGGATAGGGATTTCAATGCTGCTCTTAATCTAAGAGATGCTTTAACTTACGAAGTTGCATAATAAACGCAAACGTAAGTATGTACTGCGGGCTATCGCAGGAATTTACGACTGTGGAGTGTACACGAACTTGTGAGTAGCGTATTGTTTGCAATCGCCAAAGCATACACATCGAAGCAGTAAGAAGTATCCGCAAGGACTTTAATTTCTCGATGTGTTTGAGTATATTTGAACACATTTTGAGTGGCAGGTGAGGGGTGATATGACGGTAATTGCAAAGAATGGTCACTTTGAAGTTGTTGATGAGCATGGCAATGTGTTATGTTCGGGTGACACCGAAACAGAAGCTGTTGAAGCGTATGAAGAAATAGGATTTGAATAATGTAACATTTGCTTGCTTTATTAAATAAAGCCGCCTTACTTAAAGTAAGGTGTTAGAAAGGTTAGAGAGAGGACAGGGATACAGGCTCAAAGCGAACCCGTCGTGGACAGCTTTGGCACAGGATGTCGTCAGGCGACTAAAGTTCTTACACAGAAAGGACTTTTTCCGAGACCAAACCCAAACGGAAAAACCACATAAAAAGATTACTTTAGTAGTCAAGAGCAGAAAACCAATACGATTAGCCAGAAACAAGACCAATTTACAGACTCTTCTCAAGCTCCATCTTTATTTAAGAAATGTTACAGCACCCCTTTAGATAGGGGTGAGCGGTTACAAAACTACTACCTCCTCGTGGTGTAACTGGGTAATGCTAAAGTAGAAATAAATTAAAGTGCCATACGAGGCAGAAAGGAGTCACAAAATGACTGTAAAAACATTAAACAATGTGATGGTTATTGAAGCCAACTTTTCAATGGAGGAACTTTTTAAAGTTTACAAACACAAGCCAGATGTATTGTCCTTAAAGGATGACGATGGCAATATGCTTTTCGCTGTAAAGCCAAGCGAACACAGAGAGAGTTTTAGCGATTGCGGAATTTCTTTTGTAAGTAATTCTTACACAGCGTCAAAAGCATCAATTACAATTCCTCTCCCATCAGAAGCTGCCAACAACACAAAGGTGTGGATTGCAGAAAACTTTGGTTCAATTCTGACAAATCTTGAACAGATTGAAAGAAATGTATCAGAAGCTTGTATTGATATTGATGCAAACATTGCAAAAATTGTCGGCTCGATTGTAACAGCGTAAACAAGGAGGAAATAATAATGAAAAGCATTAAAGTTCAGAACAATCTTAAGTCAAAAACAATCATTGGCAACCCGGATGAAATGACAGTTCAGCAGGCTTTCAATGAAGCCCAGCTCGAAATGGGTAATGGTATTCTCAATCTTAACGGCGTTGTGGTATCTGCACAGGATGTCAACAGAACACTGTCTGACATTGTTGGCGCAAGAGATACATACATTCTTGCATCAGTTGTCAAAGCTGATTGTGCATAATTTGATTTGAAACAAGGGAGAGTACGCTCTCCCTTTGGCATTTGCATTGTCGAAAGACTGCTTTACTTAAAGTAAAGTATCAGAAAGGTTAGGAGCAGAAGACTCATCCGGCATAAGATGCTGCTGAAGGCAAGGTGAATAAAATGCACGGTGATGGAAAAGAGGAGCGGCGACTACCTCACAAACTCAAGGGTTACACCTGAAATGAACATTCGTATCCACGGTTTGCAACTGAAAAAACCACATCAAAGCTATAATTACATCAAGAATTCCAATGACCAAGCTTCCCGCAGGCGTCTTCTCGCTGCCATAATTGTATTTAGAAATGCCAAAATCTAAGGAGGAATAGAAAATGGATTTAATTACAAATTTATACACTCGGAGTTGTTTTGATAGCCGTCTTACATTTGGAGATGATTGCCCCAAGATAATCGAAACATTTGTCAAATGTGTTTACGAACCTTATTATACTAAGAACGGTGATTTGCCATCTATATTTTTTGATTGTGTTTCCGGCGCACGGGCACCACAGAGAGCCGCAACAGACAAAGCTGTTTATATATGGTCTAACGACATAGAACCCACCATGGAGGAAATTAATAAGAAATTTAACTGTAGTGTGGAATCGTATGAGAATTATGATAAATATTGCGAATTAACCCACAATAAATCAAAAGGATGGGTTGGCGGCAATCAGTATATTTTTTGGACAGAGCCGTTTAATGCAAAATGTGCAGCAGAAACGATAGCTGTTTTTCTTATTCCGCTGTTTGACTTTGTTTGCACTGCAAAAGAGATCAAAAACAAATTCAAACCAATTGTTGATGGAATAAGCCAAGGTTCGTATGATAAATTGTTCGAGTTAGCCGACAAAATTTCAGAAGAAAAAGGATTATCGAAGATTGTGTTAAATGCTCAAATTGCCGATCTTACGCAGTATAAAAAGAAACGCACTCTTGATCGACTACACGATAGGATTAAGAATTATGAATCGGATTATAGACATTATGTAGCCAATGCGACAAAGGTTTACGAAAACTTGTTGGATTGCAAAAAACAATTATCATTATACAACGATAATGATAATGATAATGCTGCATTGATAGATATGCTTACAAACAACAGTGCGATTTCTAATGTGAAAATTAATGGAGGAGACCTTGAGTTTGTAGTATGCAACCCGATTACTCAGTATGATGAAGATGCTTTTGCCGAAATATTAAAATCAGAAAATTCCACTATTAATAATATGCCAAGCGTAAGTAAGGATGTTTTATGTTGGATGGTTGATGGCAGAATTGATCTATTAACCGAATGTGGAATCGGTATAAGTCTTGATAACAATTCTTTTGATGCTTACGAGACATATATATACGGTTATATGCCTCATCCTCATTTGGCTTTATTTGATTGCTTTGGAGGTTTTAGAATAGATATCGCAACTGCATTAGCAGAAGGCAATATCTGCTATGCAATACAGCTTATTCTTACTGCGTCACAAAATTTGAATTTTATGGATTCTACGGTGATGCATAGGTTGGGAGCTCTGCTCAATGAGGCAGACTACTCGTGTATTATGGATAAGGAGTCTGGAGAAGTTATGACAGTAAACGAATGGAACGAAAGGAGAACATAAAATGCAACTTTTAAAGATACCGACAGGTATGGAAACACCTACAATATCTTTCACTCCATTAGCTTTTGCCAAAATGATGATGCTCGTTGAGGTAAATGACAAAGAGGTGGGGTGGCATGGTACAGTCGAAAGGCAAAACAACAACTTTGTTATTACTGATATCTTTGTATATCCTCAAGTAGTTACTCCAACAACCGTTGAGCCTTCTCAGGAAGAGTATAACGAATGGCAGACTGAGTTACCAGACGATATACATAACAGTCTTAGATTTCACGGGCATTCTCATGTAAATATGGGAACATCAGCATCATCTGTTGATGCTAAATTTCAGGAAGATATCGTGAAAATGATTGATAATACTGATTTTTATATCTTTATGATTATAAATAAAAAAGGTGATTTCAATATATATCTTTATGATGGTGTGCTTAATTTAGCATATAAGTCTACAAGTAAGGATACTCAGCCTGAGATAACATTAAACACAAATAATATTCAGTCGTTTGGAAAAATACTTTGTGTTTCACCTGAAGTTTACGATACATTGATGTCTTTCAAGGAAGAATTAAACGATATGGTTACAGAACCAAAACGAGTATCGTATTCGTATTATGAATATCCTTACAACTACGGTAATACGGGTGTAAAAAGCCAGAGTTCTATTGAGCTATCTATTGGAGAGATTCAAGATATATTTGGTGTTGCTTATTTGGACGCCAAAGATGTACATGATGAGTTGAGTAATCTTGTACATAAAGGAGCGATAACTAACGATAGGGATTCATTGATTGAACAGGCAAGTCTGTATATATATTAAGGAGGTCTTACGGAATGGATTTAAGTAAATTAGGAGATATTAACCCATATCAGAAGGAGTTGTCAACCACTATACATATAGTTGGATGCGGAAGCGTAGGTAGTACGCAGGCAGAGCTTCTTGCAAGATATGGCTTTTGCAAGTTTAAATTATATGATTTTGATTTCGTTGAAAGTAAAAATCTTTGCAACCAGATGTTTTTTAATTCTGATTTAAACCACAACAAAGCAGAGTCATTAAAAAACATCTTGCTTTCTGTTAATCCGGATATCGAAGTTCAGGTGTTTGATAAAGGCTATATTGATCAGCGACTTAACGGAATCGTAATTCTTTGTGCTGACAACATTGATTTGTGCAGAAATATTTGCAAACAGAATAGACTTAATCCATACATAAAGGTAATGTTGAATTACCGTACTGCAAGATATGATGCACAGCACTATGCAGTAGAGTGGAGAGATAAACCAAGTGTGGATAATTTGATTAAAACAATGAATTTCACACATAAAGAAGCAAAAGCCGAAACTCCAGTGTCAGCATGTGGAGTAGAGATTGGTGAATCTATTGTTGTAAGAGATATTGTACTTAAAGGTACAACGAATCTGTTTAAATGGATTACCGAAAGAAAATTAAGCCCTTTGATTATATCTTCTCCATATAAATTTGACACGGTAGTAATGTAAAGGAGGATAATTATGTGCTACTATGTGTGTTTGCCAAAAACCGAATCGAAGCCTAACATTTGGAGTTGGCTTGAAGGAGATATACACTCTCCGCAGTGGTTATGGGGTACTAAATCTGCGGCAGCCACAGTAACTCGCAGAGTTGATTTTATACCTGCAAGTGCAAAAGAAAAATACAATGTCAATTTTGTTGTTGGCACATTGGATGCCTTTAATAAAAAATGGAGTTGTCTTGGACAAGAAATTGAAAAACATTATTCTCATTTCTATATTCCAAAAAAGAAATTAGACGAATATGGCAGAGTTAAATGGAGAGAAATTTGTGCTCCAGATGATGAATTATCTGAAGCATTGAAGGACTTAAAAGGGATTTTCGAGACTGCGGGTGTTTCATTACATCACACCAACGCATACGCTTATGTTCGACATAGAACAGCCTCGGATGCAGTTTCCAAGCATCAGTATAACCATAGTCGCTGGTGGATAACAACTGATTTTCAAAACTTTTTTGGTAATACTACCAAAGAGTTTCTTATGTCTATGATGGCACAAATATTTCCATTTAGTGCAGTTATTGAACGAGATTTTGGAAAAGAGTGTTTAAGCAGGGCATTAGATTTATGTTTTCTTAATGGGGGCTTGCCACAAGGAACTCCAATTAGTCCAATGCTTACTAATATTATGATGATACCATTTGACTACATAATGACAAAAAAATGTCGTGAAAAAGACTATATATATACCCGATATAGCGATGATATACAAGTTTCACACCGTAGAAAGTTTAATCCAGATGAAGTCCTTGGATTCATCCACGAAACACTAACTCAAATTCACGCTCCGTTTACAATTGAGAAAGAAAAAACAAAGTTTAAAAGTGGAAATCAGTTCGTATTAGGTGTTATGTATAATCAAAATTGCGACATTACAGTCGGTCATAAGAATAAAAAAGAGTTCAAAGCTACATTATTTAATTATATGTGTGATAGGCTAAGCGGTAAAGTTTGGGAGTTGCCACAACTCCAACAAATGATGGGTAAATATGCATATTACTCAATGATTGAAAAAGAGTATTTTGAAAATGTAATGAAGGAGTATTCTCGTAAATTTAAGCAGGATGTTATGAAATGTATCAAAGCAGACTTGCGTAGATGCTAATAACATCTGGTGGGATTTTATTAAATTCTTAATGAAAATTCATTGCAAGTTTTTCGGAAACCATTTTGCTTGCAAATATATTGAGCAGTCGCCAAGCGGTTAAGGCACTGGACTTTGACTCCAGTATCGTGGGTTCAATCCCCACCTGCTCAGCCAAACGGTATTGTGTAGCTTTATAACCTTGCGGTTCAAAATAAAAATCTACTGTTATTGTAGAAAGACTTTATACTGATCAGTTACTCAGTTTGGCGTTGAATGGAATGGTAGTGTCCCTTGACTGTTGTTCCGTCAGCCTTCAATCTACACAATACCGAATATGACACAGTAGTCCAACGGCAGAGACAGCAGACTTAAAATCTGCAAAGTGAGAGTTCAAATCTCTTCTGTGTCACCATATGGACTGTTAGCTCAACTGGTTAGAGCGTCAAACTCATAATTTGAGGGTACAGGGTTCGACTCCCTGACAGTCCACCATTTACAAGTGAGTGCAATCGGCACAAACTCATTTTGTAACCTCCTTGACGCATGACGGATAAGCGTCACCATAACGGTCTGTGGTTGTTCATCAAAATGAACTGAATCCGTCCAAATAAAAGAAAGGAAAGAATCCAATGAAGAAGTTAAAAGCTGAACTACATAGAATGCGATTCTGGATAAGTGCAATATCAATTTCCATTACGATTCCGTTGTTTATCGTTGCTCGATTAGGAGCAGTGAATGAACGAAAATCAGAAATGCTTGGTGGCGAATTATTAATTTTGTTCATTCCATTCATTGCAAATATGATATACATAAACATCAAAGATACAATAATTGAGCATCGCAGAATGACGATGGTTCTCAAAAGAAAGAAAGTTCCAAAACCCACAATTGTGGTTAAAAATATTAAGAGCATAAAGGAGAATACATAATGTCAAAAGTAGTAAAAAGTTACAAAGGTTTTAACAAGGATATGACTTGCAGAGGCTTTCAGTATGAAGAAGGCAAAGAATATGAAACAAGTAAAGCTATTGTTTGTAATGAAGGATTTCATGCGTGTGAATATCCTTTAGATTGTTTAGGTTATTATTCACCCAATACAAGCGTATATCATGAAGTTGAACAGACAGGCGAATTTTCGTCCGATTCTGATAGTGAAGATTCAAAAATTGCATCAACTAAAATTAAAATTGGTGCAAAATTAAGTATAGCCGGACTTGTTCAGGCTGCAATAGATTTTACCAAATCCAAAACCTTCACAACGCAGGATGCCACAGGAGATAAGGGTGCGTCTTCAGCCACAGGAGATAAGGGTGCGTCTTCAGCCACAGGAGATTACGGTGCGTCTTCAGCCACAGGAGATAAGGGTGCGTCTTCAGCCACAGGATATAAGGGTGCGTCTTCAGCCACAGGATATAAGGGTGCGTCTTCAGCCACAGGAGATTACGGTGCGTCTTCAGCCACAGGAAATTACGGTGCGTCTTCAGCCACAGGAAATTGCGGTGCGTCTTCAGCCACAGGATATAAGGGTGCGTCTTCAGCTGATAATCCTACAGCTGTTGCGGTAGCGTGGGGTTATGAAAGTAAGGCAAAAGGTTGTATTGGTGCTCATATTGTTTGTGCTGAGTGGAAATATGATGAGTTTAATAATGACTGGGTTTTTGTTGGAGCAAAGATGTCAATAGTAGATGGTGTAAAGATTAAATCAGATACATATTATACTTTACAAAACGGCAAATTTGTAGAGGTGGAGGAATGAAGAAAAGAATACTTGCGTGTGTTATGATTATTGCAACAATCTCAATGTTAATGATTGGTTGTACATCCGTAAACGGTACAGACGAAACATCAGACAGAATAGATAATATGTTCGTGCGTGTAGGACGGAATAGTTGGTTAGATGCATGGATAGTGTATGATACTGAAACTAAAGTAATGTACACAATATCAGACATACCATATAATAAAGGAACAATGACTTTACTCGTTGATGAAAATGGTAAACCAAAACTTTGGAAAGAATAATACGAAGGATGTGATTGATAATGTCCGTAGAGAAAAACCAACTTTTTAAAGTTGGAGATAAGGTTAAAATACTTCCAGCAATACTATTAGACTATCCTAATTTTCCGTATGTAGGAGTAATAGGCAGAGTGTGTGCTATTGAAGGCTATGGTGTTCAGATCGGTGTTGAGTTTTCGACTCCTCACAGTTACTTACACGAGTGTCACGGAACAGCTAAGCAGAATTCTGGCTGGTGGTGTTATAGGAGACATGTGGAATTTATACCTGATGATAATTTGCCAGATATTTGGGAGTATATTAAATAAAAGTGAGGTTTTATTGGAATTTAACTGATAAAAACCAAGAATAAATTCAACATTTAAACAAGATAGTATAGAGGTGTAAAAAATGAAAATTGATTGTTCAAAAACTGAAAATTACTTCGCTGAGAAGCAAAGAATGACGAAAAGAACAAAGATTGGAACATGTAAAATTAATTGCGACAACTGTGCTTTATGTAGCAAAAATAACGGTTCAAACAAGACGGTATCGTGTATAAGTTTTGAAATGTATTACCCCGAAAAAGCAATCGAAGTTGTGCAGAAGTGGAGCGATGAGCATCCGCTAAAGACATATCTTACGGAGCTTTTGAAAATCTTTCCAAACACTCCGCTTAATGATGACGGAACTCCTAAAGGTATATGTCTACATGAATTAGGGGCAACGAGTTTAGATAATTGCGAAGTAGACAATGCGTGTGCTAAATGCTGGAATCAGCCTTTGCCAGAAAAAGAAGAAAAGGAAGAGAAATGACAGTAATGACACCTGATGAATATAGAAAAAAGCACCCTCGTTGTGCTACCTGTAAATATTTTGTTTCTAACTATGCAAATTCTTATAGGGGTATTTGTGATGTTAAAGAGCAATCAACGAAAAGAACTAAAGGCAGATTTTGTAAAATATATAAGTTTATCAGTTTTAATGAAAGTTAAGGAGAATTAAATAATGGTTTCATATAATACACAAATTGATAATACAACATTCTGCGAGAAATTTAACACACATAAAGCAACGCTTATTCAGGACACAGACCGTTACCTAATTATTGATTGGCGAAAGGCTGATGGAAGCGGAGATTATTATGTGAATTACATAGTAGATAAGAAAAGAGGTAGCTTTATAGTTAGCGGTGATTTGGGTGATAGCATTGCTACTTGGTATCATAAGATTAAGCCGTCAGATCTTAAAAAATATGTAAAAAATGATATTGAGTATTACATAAGCAAGATTCAAACAGCATCAGATTTGTTTTATTATGATGAAAAAGATGTTGTAGAGAGTATTAAATACAATCTTGAGGATTTTGATTCCGATGACATAATATCTTCGTATAGCGACCATAGTTCGTGTTATATGGAATCGGAAGATGATGTCTGGGAAGATCTTGAACATGAAGTTTCAAACTGCATTTACGGCGACAAGTTTATACCATCAGAACTGATTGTAGATTTTTGTTCTGAACTTGATACTGATTACTTTGAGTGGCTTTATGATTGTGGCAAACGAATACATCCTCGTGTTTATTTATGGGCAGAAGGATTTTATCGTGCATGCAATCAGCTTGGCATATAATATGCAGAGGTGAGTAACGATGACAAACTTTGAAAAAATCAAACAAATGTCAATTAAGGAGGATTAAATAATGGCAAAATTTGCGATAACTTATGAAAATGAAACAATCAAATATGAGCTTACTTTTAAAGACAAAGTGTATGATTTTACAATGTATAAAGATGATTGTGGTATGCACTCTGACAAACCATTGTTTAGCTATCAGTTGGAAAACGATGGTGTTGACACTTCTATGTTAGATGTTAGATTGGGATATAGATAATGTAGCCTTTACAAACGATGAAGTAGAAATCCTTGATACACTTAAAATGTTAGAAGCAATTGAGTAGGAGGCAAAAAAATGAAAATATTTTATCACAATGATGCTGATGGTAAATGTGCAGGTTTCTGGGTTAGGGAACTCGCCTATGCAAAGGAACTCGCCTACGCAGCAGAATATATCGGTTATATAAAAATGGATTATGGTAGAGAATTTCCATTTGATAAGATTAAGAAAAACGAAACAGTATATATTGTTGATTACTCAATCGAACCAAGTGAAATGGATAAGCTTCTCAAAATCACACCAAATGTTACTTGGATTGACCACCATATTTCAGCAATTAAAAAATATGAAAACTATGACAAAGAAATTCGTGGTGTCAGATATAATGGAGTAGCAGGCTGTATGCTCACATATTGTTATTTGAAGCACATGACGAATAGTGGCATTGGCGACATTAAACCATTCGAGGAGAGTATGACGGAAGATGCTCCGATGTTTACGAAACTGATTGCTGATTATGATGTGTGGACTTTCAAATATGGACATTCAACTAAAGAATTTCATGCGGGATTTAAAGCACTACCGAACACAGAGCCAACCAGTAATTGGTGGCTGAAATTAAATGATCCTGTATATGGTTATGGTGCTACAGACTTCTTAATTAAAGAAGGTATTTCAAGGATTCAGTATCGCAAAGAAACAATGACACATTATTGTGAAACTTTCGGTTTTGAGGTTATGTTTAACGGTTACAAATGCTTTGCTGTCAATATGGGAATGATGAGTAGTGACGATTTTGTTATTGGTAACATTGACGATTATGATATGCTGATTGGCTTTGTTTTCAATGGTCACGAATGGGGATATTCTCTGCGTTCAACGAAGGTTGATTGTTCAAAGGTTGCTATGTTGTATGGCGGTGGCGGTCATAAAGGTGCTGCTGGGTTTAATACCAAAGAATGTGTTTTAGGAAAGGGTGATGACTGTGCAAATTCTTAAACACGGAAAATATTATCGTCCACCACAGTTGTGTATCTGTCCAAAATGCGGATGCAGATTTGTAGTAGATGATGATGAATGTGAATATTCTTACCTTGATGATATTTACGGATGTGAGTGTCCTGAATGTGATACAAGAAGTCCGTCAGTAGGGGATTATAAAAATGGTAAAGATTATTAAAAACGGTACAGATTGTGTGACGAAATTGTTTCATCAGGATGGCAGTATAGTCAGTTTTGAATGTAGAATGTGTGGTTGTGTTTTTGAAACCGACATTTACTCGATTAGAGCTTTTAGCAATCCTGTATATAGAGAATCAGTTTGTCCACAATGCTTATCAACCACTAAGAGACTTGGTGCAATCGGCTAATAAAATACATATTTTAAGGAGGTATAAGAAATGGATATAACGACAATTATATCAATTGTGGTTTCGGCAATTGCGGTAATAATTGCAATCGCTTGCGATATTTGTATTGCTGTAAATCACAAAAAATTAAAGAAGGCTGAAAGGAGAATAAAAAGCCTTGACATCTACATAAAAACTACAAAAGCGTATATGAATGCTCTTGAGCAGGATTACAGAGAGGTAATTAAGAAAACTGAGAGGAAGGCTGTATAATGTTAGATTGTGAAAAACAAGTAATAAAAAGTTTATCAAATGAGCAATTGATTTACTTTATTGAACAGTTACTTCATAATCAAGAGTCGATTAGAGCTATCTGTAGTGAGGTATCTAAAAAACATATGTGTTCTGATGAAGCTGTTCTCCGTATTGCTGCGGGACTCTATGATACGACTACTATTAATGGCAGAACTTTACCCGCATATATTGATATGAAATTAGGCAAAATCACTCCTGAAGAGTTTAGAAGTATTTTTCGTGGTTAATAAGGAGGATTGGATAAAAGTTGAGTAAGTGTATGTTATGTCTACATAAACAAGTATGTCGATATGACGATGGAGTTAATGAATGGTGCAAGTCAACATACAAATGTCCTCACTTTAACGATGACGATGTATCATTTTGGCTTTATGCCGACATTGACGATGTTATGGACTACATCAAGGGAACATGGGCAAACGACGGAACGATTGAAAACCTTGGCTGGCTTGCGGTTGCGCTCGTTATTTTTGCAACATGGAAACCCACCCGTGCAATATGGGGCTCCTACCTTTTCGGAATCTTTTTCTGGGCATACCTTCTGATCGCTTCCGGATTGACAAGGCGATCACAGGAGTTGTTCAGGATGCTGCCCTATATCGTTACAATAATCGTACTCATTATTGTTTCGCTGCGCAGGAAAAAGGAGGACCAGCCCCCGGCAGCCCTCGGCCTGTCTTATTTCCGCGAGGAACGTTGA